CTCTACTTTTACCGCCCGTACCAAGACAAGGAGACTAAAGATGCAGTTGCACATTCCGCGAACTAAATCTATTCAGTTAATGAATGTTTTCCAGTACCTGTCATCGGCATTTCCTGATTCGGTCAGGGAGCTGATCGACACCAACAAGCAGGCGCCATACGGTGTCACCATAGAGATCAAGCCGCTCCGTAGCGAACGGACTCGACCGCAAGAGAACTACTACCGCAAATACTGCGGCGAGTTTGCTCGGTTCTGCGGGATGACGCCAGATGAGATGCATGAAGAGATGCTGTGCCAATGCTATGGCTCAACAGAGCATGCGACTAAGTTTGGCATGCGGAGAAGGCCGGTCAAGCGCAGTAACGATGCCTCTAGAGGTGACTATTCAGAGCTAATAGAAACGCTGTGTCGTGTCGCCGCAGAGATCGGATACTACATCCCGCCGGCAGAAGAGGGCAGGGTGTGACCAGAATTAAAGTAGAATTGGAGGGGGAGATGGCTGAACAAGCTATTAGTGCAGTACTTGAGCGATTGGATGAGCTAGACAAGGCAATTGGGCGTATCACCGACCTGTCCAATATGAACGCCGACAGTCTGGATATCATTGAGGCGGCGATTGAGGACTTAAAAAAGGCCCAGAACAAGTTAGCTGAGATGAACGGGCTGTAAGTGATCGTCCGTCTCGGGAAAAAGGATGTTCATGCCTCTGAGTTGATGGGCGCCGACACGGTGAAGCTGTGCGAGATGCAGGGCTTCCCGCCGAGACTGGAGAATGAGCGTCAATCTCGGGTCGAGGCAAACATATACGGGTTCAAGGCGGAGTTTGCTGTTGCGAGGGTTCTTGGTACTGACTTGCCAGCGGTTAATGTGCTGACAGACGGCGGCGTGGACCTTTGGTTTGATGACATTTCAATCGATGTGAAATTCACAAACAAGTACGGAGGGCCGCTCATCTTTGACAATATAGAGAAGTTTAAAGCGGACTGCGCGGTACTGGTCAGCAGGACAGATGACCCAGCCGCAATGCGCATCTGGGGCGCGGTAGGCAAAAAGTGGTTTCATGCTCGGGCAAAGAAGCATGATTTTGGTTATGGGGGGAGATTGGTAATGGAGGCTCGCGATCTAAAGCCGATAGAGTGGCTTTGGCGTCACTTGATGGAGAGGAGGCACTCCCAGTGAGGCACTGCTACAGGTGTAACAAGTCGGGTATTCCGATATCCAGAGCGCTCTGCGATGAATGCAAGAAAAAGCTGGAAGCGCAGGGCATTCCTGAGTATCTGTGGGCGCTGGCAATCGTTATATTCATGTCGGTGGTGGCTGTTTATTGGCCAGAGGCTAATGGATAACCTCATCGTCTCCGACCTCGACCATTCCCATCTCGTACAGGCAGGCAAGGTGAACCGCTGACGCCATCATCCCCACGTCAAGGGCGTTGGCGTTTTCACTGCACTCAAAAGAAATACTGCCGTCCTTCATGCGGTACATGATCACCGCGCTGTACAAGTCAGACGCAAACCCATCATCGTCTGTGCTCAACCTCTCTGCAAACGCCTCGGCCATTTCTTGAGCCGACTCCCACGCCATCGGGCGCTTGAACTCAATTACCTTTGTCATACCTCGGCCTCACGGTGACTCGGTGTACCTCTCCATCTGACTTGTCATATGTAATGACCTTCGCCCCACGCTGGCTGACATATCCGTGCGAACTGCTGTAATGGTCACGGGCCGAAAGGGTTGGATGCTGTTCAATTGTAGCGCCTGCATCATCCAGAATCCGCTCATGGTGGAGGTGTCCGCAGTGGATGTAGCAGTGTTTTGCCTTACCCCACATCTCACGGAACCGAGGCTCTGCCGCAAACAGCTTCTGTAGGTTGGCCATCCGCATCTTGTGGCCGTGGTGGAAGCCAAGCATGGTCTGGCCGTGTAGGTAGGCGTAGTACGGGAATTCGTTGTCGATGACCTCGACCCGCGGCTCATCACGGAATCGGTGCTTCATGTACTTGCGCATCCACACGCTGGAAGATAGGTCGTGATTGCCTTCGGCCTGCACAATCACCACCCTACCGAACTTGCCAAGCATCATCTTGACCGCTTCGTCCATAACGGCGATGGTCATCTCGACAAGTTTGCTGTAACGGTCGTCAGTGCCGATCAAAACATGTTGAGAGGTGGGGGTGACTGGTATCAGGCCGTCCCAATGGAAGAAGTCGCCGAGCTGGTTGAGTATCCCGGTCCCGGACTTGGGGCTTCCGTGTAACATGTCATGAATAGCGTTCAGAAATACATCGCGTGCAATTTTGACATCCCAGTCCTCGCCCTCGCTGGCACGCCAAGCACGCATGCCAAGGTGAAAGTCAGTGATGGTCAGCAGGGATGCTAGCTCTTCGTCTGCCTGTTTTGGTGGCTTGACTGGCTTGAAGGCGGGAAGCGACTTGGACGCCCCCTCTATGGCATTCAGTATAGACTCGACTCGCTGTTTCTCATCGGTCGCAGATTTAACCCACTGTCCGGTGGGTTTGCCGTCTTCGTTGTAGTAGGTGGATACGCCCTTGACCTTGTAGCCTTCGGGTACAACATGCGTCATGTCATGCTCTGGGCTGTACCCGCGCCTCACTGCGTTGGCTTTGATGCGGGTTACCGCGCGGTAGACATTGCGCTCTGAAATTCCCAGTCTTTTGGCTGTTTCTGTCTTTGTCAGACCGCTGTCCAGCAACGCCGCGACCTCGGCCTGAGCCTCGCTCTCGGCAAACTTCCCCAACTGCATCCTATGCCCCCGCTAGAATGTTATTACTGGAACATTCTTGTTGCCGGTCTGTCCGCGGCACGCTCCAGCTCTGGCACAATCGCCAGCATTTTATTGGTAAATGCGTCCAGCTCTTCTATTTTCTTGCGTTTTACGTCTGGATCAAGGCCAGACCTAAGTATTGTTTGACGCCTTTTCCTGATTTTGTCAAGCTCCCGCTTTAAGCTGTAAACAGGGCGCTTCACGTCAAGCAGTGTGCTTCTGGTGGATATCAGCCGGTTCAAGTCCTCAATCCTGCCCTGTTCACGCAGATCGTTCATGGTGTTGTACGTTTGGTAAACTTCGTTGTACAGGCTGTAAAACTGGTCTTTTAGGCCGGAGCCTTCCGGCCCCCGGAGAAACCGCCTTAATACTGGATAGTCATATATAGCGGCTGACGGAAACTCTGGCGACGTAATATTGACGCCCAGCTTTTTCAGGTTATCAACCATGCTTGGGTCTCTAGCAACCCTGTCCGTCCAGTCAAGGATGTACGTCCCAATGGTGCCGGTGTAGCCCTTCATTACATGGTCCACCTTCATGGGTGACATGTCTAACATATCGCCAATAAAGCGCCCCAGCTCGGAGGTGTAATCCGTAGCTTGCTCCTCCGGTAGCTTGCCGGTCATCCACACAGGCACTACCGGCCTTCCTGTGAAGCTGTTGTAGTTTGCAGACGCCTCAAGCAATGGCGCAAATGCCTGTATTCCAAAGATGGGATTTATTTCTAGCGTTGACGTAATCCCTCGCTTTGCAGTTTCAAAAGCCTGACGTGACGTTCTCTCCCCGAACGTAGTGTCTAGCACGGTTTCCGGTATCGTCTTGAATATCAAGCCAACCTCAAACGGAATTGGGAGCCTCAATACCATGCCATCCAACGGGATCAGCCAGTAGTTGTCCCGCTCCTCTGGGCTGGCCTCTTTGTATTCATCCTCGTCACTCACCAAGCTCCAGTACATCGCGGTTGCTGTGGCCAGTAACGCCCCTCTCAGCGCAAAGGACAGTTGCGCCCTGTTCTGGCCCAGATCGGTGTTTGCATTGTTAACGCCTATGGCTCCGCGCCACAGCACGTCCAGACCCTGTATCCTTGCGTTCAGGAAGGGAATGGCCGCAGTGATCGCCCGCATAACAGGGTTACTGCCGCGTCTGGAAAAGTTGAGAACTTCTTGCGCCTGAAAGTGTGCCTCAGCCTCATTGCCCGTGCGGCTGTACACGTCATCAAAAACAGCCTGTCGGGTGGCCGCGTCAGACCGAGTTGTCGCTCGCCCGAGGAATTCCCACGCACTCTTGAACATGTTAAGAGGTAGGCCGTCTTTGTTCCGCCGCGTAAACTCCTGCTCAAACAGGTCGTCTATCTTGGTCTCGCCGGTAAATACATTTTGCCCCACAGAAAAGTCATAGCCGCCAACAACTCCCGTGCGCTCAAGCCGGTTCACATCGTTGAATGCTCCGCGAGCTGTGTCTATGAGCGGGATGAAGTTGGCGCCAGATGTGACAAAGGCCGAAAGGCTGTCTCGGAACATGTTGGCCAGCATGAACCCCGGAGAGCGAGTTACCGTTTCTCTCAACAAGTTAGAGAATGGGCCGAAATACGTCCTTGAAAAATCCTCGATCCCTGTACTGTCGATGGCCTGCATCGACTCAAAAATGAGGGGGTCGTGTATCAGGAAGCTGACAGGCTTTCCCCTGACCTTGAATGTGACAACGCCGGCATCGTTGCGTCTAGCATAGGGCACTTGCGTTGCAAGCTGTAGCTTCTGCATGTCGCGAGCGATTCTCTGCTGGGCCACGTTCCTCATGCCCATGTCAATTGCCGCAGATGTGTTTTTAACGATTGCCTCAACCAGCGGGACATTGATCGCTTTGTCGCTACCCTTGTATGCTCGGAATGACCCCAGCTTGGTTAGATCGCCAAAAACGCCGTGTGTAACGCTACCGACCTTGGCGGTCTTGTCGAGGGCGCGGTAGAAGGGGATGTAGTCTGACGCCTCGCGCCAGCTCACAGCGGTCTCCTCCGACAACACTCCGGTGTCTTGCAGGAACTGGATAACCTTGTTGTTGTACGCCTGCCACACCTCATACCATTCGGTAATCGGGTTGTTGCCGTTGGCATCTGTGTATTCGGCCACTGCGGCCTTTACATCATCTATGTCCTTCTTGGACACAGGGGTCGGCTTGCCCTCGTCGTTCAACCTGCGCCCGCGCATAGCAATCGCATAGGACTGAGCCAGCCTGCTGAGATCGCCGTGCTCCTTGGTGCGGAGCATGCCCAGTATGTCAATCAGGCCACGATATTTTTTGCCCTTGTGCGTAAAATCAACGACCTTGGTAAAGCCCTGCTGGTACTGGGGCACGCCGTCCTTGATGGCAGACGCCGTCACACCGCGAGACCTGTCGGCAAACAAGACAGACGCTATCGCGCTGGTGTCGGCCAGATAGTCCTTGAAGTATCTTTTGTGTAGCTTTTCCAGCCTAGCGTATCGGTTGACCGTGGCCTGCTTGGCCTTTGTAAGCTGGTAGTCAATGGTGCTGTTTTCGCCGGTCGCGTCCATGAACTCCTTCATGGGATCGGCGGCTTGGGGGCGGTCTGCTGTAAGGCTGTTGATTACCCTGTTTGCGGTGTCGCTGTACTTCGGCTGTCTTGCTTCTAACACGTCATCAGCAATCATCGCTGATTCAGGGTTGCGAGCTATGTATTGCGCTTCGGGAGATGCCTTGGTGCTATAGAGGGGCACATTGTATCGTGTTGCCTCTGCCTCTGCCGCTGTCTCTGCGACGGCCTGCTCTACCTTGGCGGGGTCCAGCTTGCGACGAGATGCAAGCGGTGCGTCCTCTATTCTTTCTTGGCCTTCTCTTGTTGCTTGCTCTCCGACTTGAACCGCGCCATCGCCCGACGACCGGCCTCCATAGCGAGTTCCTCTAGTGTTTTGGATTTGCTTTTCTGTGAGTTCTGATATTGTTTCATTCGTGGACGCTCCAGAATATCCGGCCTCTTTGGCCGCGTTGATCATGTAAAACCAGCGCATCGCCTGAAGAGTGGCTGGGTCCGCCTTGAAGCCAGACACCTTCTCAAACTCCTCAGCGAACACCTTGCTGAAGTCCCTGAACAAGCGGCCCTCTTCAGCAGTCATGGTGATGCCTGTATTAGTGTCATACATGTTATCAAAATAACTGCGTATAAATCTAGCCTCCCAGACATCGACAGTCTGGTATCGGCTATCACCCATCAGGTTCAGCGTGTATGCGCCCAGCTTTGGACCCAAGAAAAACATTCTGGGAATGAGCTGATCTTTGTCCGGCTTCTGTCCAGTTGCATCCTCGACAAGACCGCGTATGTCCGCTTTTTTGGCAACACCAGAGTAGCCCAGCCCCTTCTTGAAGGACTCAAGCTCCTTCATGGTCACCGGCTCAAACAGGTAGTCAAGCGCCGCTTTCATGCTACCGCGCTCGCGCACCAGCTTGTCCAGCGCTTTCATCGTTCTGGCCTTAGATGAGGCGGTCAGTCCGGATATGCTGATGGGCGCACTCTTCATGACAACATTGCCCTTGTCGCTCAGGCCCATCTTGATTGAGTCAAAGTTGCCGTCACGGCGGTACAGGTCAAACGCCTTGACTGCGTCACCGACATTCGACGCCAGCTTGGTGCCGGGGGATGTAATTCCGTTCAGGAACATATACAGGGAGAAGTCAGTGTCCGACATCTTGCCGTACTCAGCTTCAAGCGAGGCCCGCGTAGCCCTCATATCCTCGTTGTAGTAGTCATTGTACTTGGGATTGTTTTTGACCCATTCTTTCAGGTCTCTGACTGCTCGCTTGGCGCCTACTCTCAACTTGTTAGATGGAACTGTGCCGCCAACGTCCGCCATGAGCGACGGCCACACCTTCCCGAAAAACTCTTCCTCGGTGCTGAATCTAATGCCATCATGCTTTTTCTTTGCTCTGGCAACTGCCTTGGTGATCGGGGTTCCCGTGGCCCTGCGGCTGTGCATGATGTCATCTTCATACCGCATCCCTTCAGGGACGCCAGACGGGTCAAAGTCAGCGAACACGCCCTTGATGTTGGCAGGGTCAAACACCGCTATGCCGGTGACTCCTCTGGAGCCGCCCTCAAAATCAAGGTAAGAGTCAAAGCCAGCCGCTCTGATGAACGGAGACAGTATCTCAAGCTCCTCAAAGCTGGTTCTATTTGGACTTACCGAGATCGCGGCTTCAGCTTCATTCACAGCCGAGTCCGCAAACCCAATGGCGTCTGACTCCTGAAGGTCCAGCTTTGACGTGCGCAACGAATTGTCAACAATAAACCGGTGCGCTTGACCGTCCCTCCCTTTAGCAATCTCTTCGCGAACCAGCGCCCTCATCTGCTCATTGCGAGGGTCAAAGGTATTGTTGACGCGCAAGAAGACGGGATAAACAATTTGCGCCTCACCCTCCCTAGCTATAAGAGGGACAAACGTATTAGCAAACTCTGGGTCGGTCGTGAAGTGGCCCGCAATAACGCCTTTTGCGTAAGGTATCTCTGAGCGAAATCGCTGTATGTCGGGGGAGGCTGTGCCGTGATAATACACCTGATTGGTGTCAAAGCCCTGCTCCTCGGCTCTGACCAGCCTGCGGCTCATCATGGCTTCATCAACGATAGGCTGATCTGCCGCGGGCCTCCTCGACGTGTCTCCGACGCCTTGTGGGCGCTGATACTGGAAGCCGAGAATCTCTGAGGTGACACCGCGCTCAGGTATCGCCCCCGCCTCTCTCTCCACAGCCATCTGGGTTCTGACTACACCGCGCTCTCTTCTGCCGACATCACCGGACCTAATCGACTCGACCAGCTCAGAAAACGAGTTGATGTCTTGATTCTGAGAAAAACCAGCAAGTTGCTTGAACAGTTCGACAATCTTGCTGATCATCTGGCGTATCTTGCCGCTTGGCTTCGTCTGTCTTCCGTCGATGACAACGCCGCGAGTCAGGGCATCGCGGATCATCTCCGCTATCGCTTCTTCCTGAATCTCCACGGGGGTGCCGTCTGCGTATGTTGATGAGGCCCAGTTTGCGTAGGTCACGCCGCTGTCTGGCTTGATGTATTTCCTGCTCACTCGCTCAAGAAGGCTGAACTCCTTTGCTGTGAACAAGTCAAGACGACGTAGTGCGTGAACAATTTCGTGGTTGAGAATGTCCGCGACCGCTTGGTCGTAGGTCATTCCGGCCTCCACCTTGGGCCGTACCGCGTCCAAGCTCACCTGTATTAGCTTGGTCAGGGGGCTGAAGTTCCCCTCTACATCATACGGCCTACCCTCTTCCTCGGCTCTGGCACGCTCACGCTCCGCATCTGGGTCTGGCGCCACAATGACGTTGCCGTCTGCATCGTAAGTGGCCTTGCCAACCTGCTCAACCAGCCTTGCGGTGAACTCATCTGCAACACCAAAGCGCTCTAGCGCCTGACGCAGGTTTCGGGCTATGTCGGTGTCGTTGGGATCGTATAGGACGAGCGCTTGAGCGGCGGGTTCTGGTGCAGGGGCTTCTTGGGGTGGGGTATCTTGGGGAGCGGCCTCTTCGACCACTGCTCTTTCTGGGGGCGGCAGGTCTCGCTCTGCCTCGGCGGCGGCTTGTGCTGTGTCTCTGTCACGGGTCTCTACTGGCTCAACGGTTTCAATCGCTGGCTGGGCCGCGGCGGTGGCGTCGGCAAGCCGCTGAAACTCTTCAAGCTGGCTCCGCTCCGCCTCCGCTGAAACGGTAGAAGGGTCTCTGCCCTCCAGTTCCTTCAGCGTGTAGTTTATCTGCTCTAGCCGTTGCTCCCTCTCCATGAGGTCTTGCTTTTTGGCCTGCAATTCAGCGCCTTTTGATCCGCCAAAGTAGGTGCCGGCATCAGGAGAGGGGATAAACTTGCCGTCCCCGTCAAACTGAGCGTTTTCGTCAAACCTGTTAAGAGCATCATCTATGTCCTGCAATACTTGGTTTGCCGTTGGCCGCATTGCATAAAAGCCGTTGTCGGCAAGCAACTCGCCCATGTCGTCAAACGATAGGCCGTTGCTCTTGATAACCCTGTACTTGCCCGCATAGGGCTTGGGGTTTCTTGATGCCTCTATGCCATCCTGCCGAGCAAGCTCTGTATCTATGCCGCCCAGCTTTGCCACTGCCGTGAGCAGGTCATCTTCTACGGTGACAGGCGTGTTAAACCGCCTCTTGGACGCCTCGTTTAGCTCTTTTTGCGCAACGTCAATTTCTTTGTCTAGCTGGTCCGCTTCAAGCACCAGCCCCTGAGCCTCTCTCTTCAGCTCAACGGCATTGACGTTATATGACTCGGCAAGCGGTGTGACGCCCTCAACAATCGGGATTTGACGCTGGCTTCTGGAGGTGAGCCTATTCGCAACCTCTTGGCGCTTTTGCTCGTCCTTGATAACGGGTCCATATTCAACCCCGTCAGCAGTAATCCTTTCTTTTGACGGGTCAAATGACACCCCGAGAGGCATGCTTGAGCCAAGTCGGGTTGCAATGCGGTTTGCAATCCTCTCTGCTGTGGACTCGTCAGGGTTAAGGCCGTACTCAGGACGACCAAGGTCTCTGCCGTACTGATAGTCTTCTCTCAGGCGCTCTGATCGCCCCGGAATGACGACGCCCTGCTCCGCGGTCTCTCGCGTCGGTGGCCCAACAAGGTCTTGCTGGACACGCTCGGTCGCCCTAGCCGCCTCAACCTCTTGATCCTTGTACGCTTCAGCCCTTTCCTCTTCGCGGACCCGCGCTTCTTTTTCGGCTTCTGCCTCTTCGGGAGTCGGCTCGCGTATTTCTGGTGGATCGTCTGGCGCTCTACGCTTGTACTTTCCGGTGGCCAAGCTGAAAGCAAAGTCGAATATGCCACCAGCGCCTGCGCCTACAGCGAAATCATCAACAACGCTGTCGCCAATCGGTCTGTCTGGATCGTATATTGAAGACGCCGATATATCCCTTGCAATGCCCGAGATGGCTTCCTGAGTACCCTCTCTGAAGCCGCCAGCAACTGCCGACCGGAGCCTGCGCATCAAAACGCCGCCTTCTGGCGTATCCTCCCACCTCTTCGGCAGGCCGCGCAGTATCTTGAGGGGGACGCCCGCTACCTCCAGTGCGCCGATAGCTATATCAGACGCCTTGGACAGCGTCTTCTGCGTGTCCGATATCTCAATGCCGCGGTCCATCGCCTGCTGTCGCTCTTCCGCGCCAAGGGCGAGTCCTTGCGCAGAGCCTATCCCAGCGCCGAGGGCGGTTTGCGCTCCCCGCCCAACCGTCGCCAGCTTTGCCAAGCCGAGGCCGGGAAGCATAAACGAGCCGATCTGCCCCAGAGCCTCACCAATCGCGGCTACATTGCTGTCGTCGTAGTCTGGATCGTAGCCGAGCGTTTCTCTGATTGCGGCGTCGATGCCGCGCTGTGTTTCTACTAACTCGTCATCATCAAGGCCGGGGATAAGCTGTCCAGCACCCGTAAAAGTGCTGGTAATCCCTCTCGCTAGACCGCCGGGAATGCGACGTGCCGCCTCACCGATAGAGCCAAGAAGGGACGTGTCGTCCACATCCATGCCGGCCATGTGAGTGGCAATCTGCGATTCAGACAGGCCCGCCTGCAAAGCACCAGTAACATCATAGCCTCTGGTCTGCGAGAGATAATCTATGATCTGCCTGTCTGACAGGCCGGCGGCTCTTGCCGCGCCTATATCGTAGCTCATTAAGTCTCAAACTGCGCTGGGTCTACGGTGGCGCCAGCACTAGAGCCGCCAGTCGGCAACTTGGGCAGATTTGTCACCCCAAATGTGGGTGCGTATAAGGTGAGGAACTCGTTCATCAACTCGTACACCTTGGCCTGCCTTTCCTCGGGGTTCGTAATCATAGAGCCATCCATGGCGGCATCAATCACCGCGCTTGCCGTTCTGAACAGCTCGTTCCTGCCAACGCTGGCCGCTTTTTCTAGCTCGTTTTTGTATCGCGTAGCAAGAATGTTTAACTGTTCGCGCTGGAGGCCGAGCTTGGCAACATCAAGGTCACGTTGCTCGCCCCTACGGATATCCTCCTGACCGGCCTTGGTCTGGGCGATGCGCTCTGCCATCTCCAGTCTAGACAGCTCTTGGCGTCCTTTTGATGCGGCATCTGCCGCCCCAGCAATACCCTTGCTGATATCGCCGCCGGCAACGCCCGCGCCCAGCCGCATAAAGGTCTCAGCTAAAGTGCCCTTCCGAGAGCGCTCAATTACATCTGACAAGTCAAGAACAGGCGATGCCTGAGTTTCCTTCCCGGACAGGTCTGCGATCATCTGGTCTATAGAGGATATGGCCCCGTCGTAAAGCCCATCATCTGGCGTGGACGCTCTTTGATCTGCGGGTCCGGACCCTAACTGGAGGTCGGCCACTGTATCCACGGCAGACGCAACCAGACTAGGCTCAGTGCCATCGGTTGCGGGCACAATGTTCTGGTCTGTTTGGGGCCGGTTTTGGCCTGTGGACTGAACTGTGGCGTCAGTCTTCCCTTGCACCTGAGCATTATCTATTGCGTCCATCTGCGCTTCGATTGAGTCGATGTACGCCTGATTGCGAGCGATCTCCTCGTCAGTTTGCACCATTGGGATTGGGGCGTTTTTGACAGCGTCGCTACGGCCAAATGGGTTGCTAAACATGCTGAAGTTCGGGACAGCGTCCATGATGCCGGCAGTAACTCGCCGATCAAGATCGACCAAGTTGGAGCCGAGAGACGATATGCCCTCGGCAAAAGGACTTACATCCATCCCCCCCGTAACGGCTTTCGGCGGACGTGTTCCGGCTGGGGGCTGAGGCATGTCTGGTAGCCTATCGGCAAGGGCGCCAGCCGCCGACCCAACCTCCCCGAGATAGTCCCTTGAGGAGTACTGAGGTATTTGCGCATAGGCAGAGCCAATGGCGTCACCAACAGCTCGGTCTACGCCTTCCAAAGACGGCATCTCCCCCATGCCAGCCGGACCCAGCATGCCGTAGTTCGGCATATTCATCTGAGCCTGTCGCACAAGCGCCTCGTATGCCTCCTCAATGCTTATTCCCGCCGTCTGAGCCAGCACCTTGGCGCGGTCCAGAAGAGGGTCAACATACTCCTTCTGCATCCCGTACAGGGCACCAGCTCCGGGCATGCCTGTAGAGCCGCCATTTGCCATCTGCACTATCCCGCCCTGAGCCATACGCATCGGGGGCATAGCCTGTGGGGCAGACGCTATACCGCCCTGCGGCATCGGAGGCATACCACCCATCGGGGGTGGCATAGCACCCATCGGCGGCGCCCCTAATGGACCCATCGGCTGGGCTGGGGGAGTCATTCCGGCAGGCATCATGGGCGCAATACCCAGAGCCTCCATCACAATCTGGTCTTTGACGGTGCCCTGATCCTGCTGTTGCTGTGCATCAAAGCGCTTGCGCATGTCACTGCGGCGCTTGATCTCCGAAATGACCAGAAACTGCGGCACCTCGCCGCTGGGCGCTGACGCTTCTTTCATCAGAGCCGCGTCGGGAAGTCCCTTGATGAGGTCTTCTTGCTCAAGGATATTCATCAGCTAGCCCCTATCGAAATGCGTTGTACAGGCCGACACCCGCGATACCAGCGCCCAGCAACTGCTGGGTCATGGACGGGGTAATGCCATATGATTGTGATATTTGTCCCGGCGCAATCGGTATGCCCTGCAACATAGAGCTGTAGAACGCCAGATTCTCTCTTGGATATGCCTGCTGGCGGAGGAAGTCGGAGTAGCCGATATCCAAACCCCGCTGGCGCAGTTCTCTTTCGATCTGGCCGGCAGTTTGCATTGCTCTGAGGCGCTCCAGTTCCATCTGCTGTCGCTGTCCGACAAAGTCGCCAAGCATGCCGGCGGATGCCAGCCTCTGCTGTTCCCCGCCAAGCAACTGGCTGTAGGCAGATTGACCAAGCTGTGCCGCCCTCTGGGCTTGCGCAAAATTCATCTCGACAGCGCGTGCCCGTGCCTGCTCTTCTGCTATGCGGCCAGCCTGTTCGATTCTTGCGGCATCCATGCCCATAGCCGCGGCCTGCTGGCGGGCTTGCTCTCCAAACTGGAATGCGCCTGCGGCCCGATCATATGCCTGTTGTAGCCCAGTGCCGTAGATATCACCTATCTGCTGTTGTAGGTTTCGCTCCCGCTCTGCCTGCATTACCGCCTCACGATACCCACCCAAGCTACCAATGCCTGCCGCTTGCAGTCCGAGTTGCTGTCCTGCTATCTCTGATTGGCGTCGAGCCTCTCTCACCTGCGGGTCAGTAACCAGCTTGGTATAGGGGTTCATGTATGAGCGCATGACCGACTCATCGGTCATAAACTGGGGGCTATACCCGCTGTACACGTTGCCCTGCCGAAGACCGCTAGCATACCCCGGCATTTCTTGCGCTCGTCTTGTTACCTCCAGCATCGTGCCTGCGTATGGATTTCCAAGACCTGTTTGCGCCGCTATCTGACCAGCCATCTCAAGCTCGACTGGAGTGCCTGACATGCCAAGATCGGTCATGCGCTTCATAGCCGTCTGTTCTGCTGGTTGGAAGTACTCAAGACGCGGACCACCGAATGTCTGATACGGAACCGCACTTTCATAGCCTGTTCGGGCTAATAGGTCACGGTAATAGGGTTCTGCGTACTCAGGCAGATTTGTTTGAGTTACCGTTGACTCGGTTGGACCGCCGCCGCCGCCGCCTTTGCTACCCATTTTTCATACCCTTCTCATAAAACGCCGCTGACTTTTCAAAGCCGTCAGCTTGTAGATATTTCCAGAAACCAAACCTCGCCACGCCTTCAATGCCGTCACACCCCATATCCAAGCCGTAACGGGTAATCTGCTCTAGCAGGAGGCTGTACCATTTATCAAATTCTTCGCCGCCCAAGAAATGCATAGAGAGCACCTTCTTGGCGGGATACTGGGTTACCTCTGTAGTCAAACAACCCCAGATTTTTTCATCATCAAACGCTATCCATAGCTGGGTGCTACCCATGACCACGGCGGCACAAAGATGCTCCATCGTCCAGCGCCCGTTAGCTGTCTCAACGGCAGGCTCCAGATAATGCCGGACATTGTTCCATGCCGACGCGGCGTGCTCTAACGGGACTAGACTGATGTTCATGCAGGCATCATTTTCCTTGCGTTAATTGACGGTGCTTGTTCTGTTGTTCCACCTCGGGCCATCCTGACCCGCTCCATCATACGGTCCAGCTCTTTGGCGCCAGCGTCGGAGCTTCCATCTCCTAGTCCTGACACAACATCAGCAGGGACAATAAACTCCCCCGGAGACACAGCAACAGGCTGTTGATCTCCAATCATGCCGGGGACTTTGTCGTCCATGCCACTGCCCTGACCGCGGATCATCCCCTCAGTCTGGGCATTTGGCGCCACGTTTTGCAGTACAAATTCACGCACTTGCCGGAACATTTCAGGCCCGTATTTCTCAACAAACATGTCAACAATAGCATCAGGGTTTTCTACGCGCCCCAGAACTGCGGCGGCTACCATGCTGAACTCCTGCTCGCTAGGCATCGATTTGGTGAACGCAGTGGGGACATTTGCAATCCCGCCAGCCGCCACCTCAGTGTCGCCCATAGAGGTTCTCAGGGGTACGGTGCCGCCAGCGGAAAAGCCGGGGCGCCTGTCGTAATCAATGTCCTTAACCTGATAGGTGACCACATTCCCGTCGCCATCAACGAGATACTTGGTGTCACCTATTCTGGTTACCGTGTCTCCGCGCCCATACATGGCTTCTGCCCGCATCCTCACCTCTGGACTTAACAGGCTTGGATCAACGCCGATAGGCACACTATTGTTGGCCGTTGCCCTGTCCAGCGAACTCATAAACGCATCTTTCTCTGCATCTGACATGTCGTCAGTAATGCCTTCGTAGATCGTTCCGGTGTCTGGGTCAAAAATCATCCGACCGCCGTAGCGACCAGACTGACCGGCAAGCGCGTTGTTGAACTCCTCACTGGAAACTGTGCCCTTGGAGTCGGCCAACACCTTCTCCCCGTAAAACGATGAGCGATTTTCCCACAGGAATCGATCCACATCACGGGCGTTGGCGGCGCTGTAGTAGCCCTGCTCGTCGGGTGTGGGGTCTAGCTCAAGTGGTTGTGACCCAGAGTTCCCAGCCATCCACTCGTCTATGTCGGTGTATGAGAGGTTGTAATCAGGCTTGGTTCTGTCTGGGGGTGTAATCGTGCCAGCGCTGATGCCTGCGGCGTAATTTTGACCCTCCTCGGACTCCATGATTTCCTGCGCAACCTTTTTCATCTCTCTTTCGATGACGCTAGGTGTCAAGGAGTTGCCAAGGATGCGCTCTGCGTAGTAATTCAGCCCCTCTCGGTCTGGCTCGCGACCCAAGTAGCGATAGAACAGGTCTCTGGTGATGAGCTTTGCTCGCTCCATCATTGCGCCCCGCTGTTGCCCTGAGAAAGACCCCCTGTCTGGGTCAGCAAAAGGCTCTACCCCGGTCACATCCAGCATTCTTGCGGCGTAGTCAGCCGCGGTGCTCGCGCTCAAGGCTGACAGTGGGTTGCCGTAGTTGCCGTAGTCCGTATCCGTTCCGTCTCCGTCTCCGTCTCCGTCTCCGTCTCCGGTCCCGTCTCCGGTCCCGTCTCCGTTTCCGTTTCCGTTTCCGTTTCCGTTTCCGTTTCCGTTTCCGTTTCCACCGCCAAATTTTTCGTTGTAGTAGTCCCTGTCCGAGCCTTGCGCACCGGCAATAAGCGCCTCTCTCAGGCGATCCAGCGACACATTGCCTGACGCAACCTCCGAGGCCCAGTAGTTGAAGCCTGCGTCTAACGCGTCACGGCCAAACAGCTCTTGATACAGCGCGTTCAGAGCCTCTCTTGTCAGTTCATCGCCAGTGCCGTCCGGCCCCCCTACGCCATCGTCTCCTGTCGTATCGGGATCATCATCGGCTGGGTCTGGCTGGGTCACGTCGGTAACCGGGTCTGGAGTGTATCCACCAAGAGTCTGGTAGTACTTGGAGAGTTGTTCAAGGTACTTCTGCTCATCCATGATCGGATCGAAGTATCCTTGGCCATACCCAGAAAGACCCCTTGCTGTTGGGCGGAATGAGCGATCAGGCACCTGTACTCTGGTTGGGTCTTCTTGGAAATAGCTGAACTCCGGCTCAAATCCGGGCATGTAGTCTCTCGGCGGGGCCACTGAGACGCCGCCGCGCAGGTTTTTCTGGATAGTTACAGGGTCTAGACCGCCATATCCGGGGTTGGCGCCTCCTCCGTAGTATCCGCCAAACGGGTTGTACGCGACTATGTCCTCAACGCTACCCTCGCCGCCGGCAAGCGGGATTCCGGTGGTAGCGCCCTGCTGTATTAAAGGCAGGATGCGTCTTAAATAATTTTTGTTCTGCTCATTGAAGTCAGTAGACCCCAGCCACTCCTCAACGCCGGGGAAGTCTTGGCTTGCAAAGTACTGGCTGTCACCGGTGCCGCTCTCTCGGTAGTGACGCATCAGCCAGTTGTAGGCATCTGTCGGGACCAAGTTTGCATCCTTCAGCGCTTGCAGTGCCTCTTCATTGGTTGCGCCTTCCGGAATGAACAAAGTATTGTCTGCCGCGTCAGCCGCCGCATCGGCCTCATCTGCCGCCTGATTGGCCGCGTTAAGCCGGTTGTAATACGCCTCAAGAATAGCTTGATTTTCAGCGCTTAAAATGTCGCCTTGGCCGGCCACATCCAGCACTGCCTGCTCTTCTGCTGTCGGCACCACGCCGCCCTCTTGCATGCCGGGGACAAAAGGCGGGGGGGTGTTTCTGCTCATCATGGATCGGTACGGGCTGTAGCCACGCTGTGCTTCGGGCTGTGCCATTGCGTAGGCGCCTTGCAGGTCTTCATATGCCCGCATCTTTTTGGCCTCTGACTCTTCTCGCATGGCCCTTTGCTGGCGCTCAAAGTCCTGCTGGGCTTGCATTTGCTGTGACACGCCCTCGGTGGTCATTGCTCCGACAAGCTGTCCGCTGGTTCCGAGCGAGCCAATGCCGCGATTCACAAAATTCTCTGCCCCGCCAAACAACTGCTGGCTATAATTTTGAGGCAATTCTCCAACAGGAGCAGGGAATCTTGCGTTGGCTAAAGTTTGCTGTGCGGCATCCTGAGCAACCAAAGCGTTGGCTTGGCTGGGCGGAACGCCTGACAACTCTACAGGAACGCCTGTTGCGCTTTGGTAGTCCGCAACACTAGAAAAGCCCTTGTCTAGCAGGGCTTGCTGGCCTTGCGCCGCCGCCTCCGCTCCTGACGCAAGGGTCTCTTGCGCTACATTCTCAGCCAGCGCCTGCTCTATGCCGACCGGCGCAGATGCGGCCAGATCGGTTCCCGTGCTCACGGTATCTACCGTGCTACCTGCATCAGCAAACGCTTCGCCAATACCCGCGGTCAGGCCGGAGGTAACGCCAGCCAGTAATCCGCGCTTGAGATCACCTGTTACCGCCGCCGTACCAATGCCGCTGAGAGCCGCTGTGCCCAGTGTGCCCAGCTTTAAGGCGCCCCCAAGTGCGCCAAACAGAAGGGGGAGAAACGCCTCTGGCTGTCCAGTGACGGGGTTAGTGGTCAGCTTGCCGGTTGGTGACAGTGCCGCAATACCAGCCACCTCAACAGGATTCATATGCACAAGCATGGTGTCGCCGTAGCGCCCATGTTGCGCCATCTGGTCCATAATCGGTTTCGCTGGATATCGATTCATTAGCTTGTCTCTACACCAAACATGTTAAAGCTAAGGCCGGTGTTGCTCGCATACACCTTGACCACGTCGCTTTGATTGAGAGTCAGCCCTAGCACGGCAGAGAATGTCTCGTTTGCCGCAAGGGTCTTGTCGTAATACAGATACTGCTTGTTGTCAGTTGCCGCGCCTGCAACATGTATGCTCACGCGATAGCTCAGAGAGCCTCCTGTCCTGTTGCAAATAACCAGCGAGCTGACAGTGGTTTGATTAAGGTTCGGCACCGTGTACAGGGTTGTCGTTGTCGTTGCCGCCGGAGCCGACTGGCCCAGCACTTTGAGTACGTCAGCCACTACTCGCTCCCATCAACAAGAACTGAAACCGACGCAAGGCCAGAGATGAGTCCTTGTTGGTTTTGTTTGTATTGCCCTCGACCGTGCTGGATATATCCTGCAAGGACTGCTCTATCGTTCGCCGCGCAACCTGCTCATTCTGTTGCTCGTACTCGCGAGTCGCTACCGGCAGTGTTGTATATCTAGGCATTAGCGGCGACCGTCCGTGCGTATGTCAAAGCGCAAATCACCCAGCGTCCACCCGTACTCGGCGCCGTTAGTCGTAATCTTGACGATCACCTCCCGCGCTCTGGCCCGCAGATGGTATTGGCCTGTGGTGCTATTTATTGACGCTGTATCCAGCAGTGTTTCTGTATTGAGCGGGAAGTCCTTCCCTGATATCTCTAGCGAGAGGTCTACGGCGGTCGAGTTACCCCGAAACGTGAAGTCCGGAATAACCCGCCTCATTGCCACAAACGACTCACCATCACCCAGCCCAATTCCCCCAGAAGCCACAAATGCGTTCAAAGGTTCCCCGTCAGCACTGTGCCCAAACTCATGCAGGTACAGATAGTTGTTGTCTATGTCTGACAGGTCGTTTGACGCCGCAACCGGATACTCTTTCGTGGGAGCGTGGATGTAAGCCCCGCGATCCAGCGTTCCGATTGTCCAGTTATCCTCTAAATAATTGTATGTAACGTAGTTAGTAATATCCGCACTGGCATCGCCAACTGGGTAGTGCCATGTTACCTCAGAATCATCAGGATTAGTCGTTGCGTATATCTTAAATCTCTGGTCGAACTGCAAATTAGAGAATACATAATCAAGAACCGAGCATGGCAGTCGCTGTACCGCGCCTCGGTACACATAGAATCCCTCTCGGTCCATAAAGAAGACCGCGTCAGCCGCCGCGACCCCCGCCTTTGGCGAAATGATGCTGACATTTTCTGCTACCGGCGAGAACGAGTAGATGAACGGGGCGCCAACAAACCGCATCGCCTGTATGCCCACGTCAGTGAACACCAGTATTTCCTGCCTTGTCTTGATTGCGCCGACAATGGTAGTGCCCGTTGAAAGCACCTGCCCGCCAGAGCTGTTGGTCGCTGTTGGCGTCCAGTCTGCCGCGCTCTCTTGATCTGACCACCTGATCAGCAGGGGGTCGATGCTTGAGGAGCCTAGCGGATTACAACCAAAGCAGATGACGTGACGGTCAATGTCCGACACCATCACCTGTAGCGCCGCGGTTGGCGTGTCCGACGCCCCTCCCAAAGATGAAAGCGGTATCGCCCGTGTTGACGTTCCAGAGCTTTCGTCCCAGAAATACACGCCACCAGCCCTCGGGTTAAAGACAAGATCATCGCCAAAGGCGTCTTGGCTATACAGGCGGAGCTGGTTAGAAACTGTCAGGTCAACAGACTCTCCAAACGCAGGAATACCCCAACCCCCTACACCCCAGCCTGTGCTGTCCACATAGAAGTTGGTGCCGGTGTTGATCTGGTAGGTGCCAACAACAGATGACCCGCCATTCCCTGTGTCGCTACTGTTTGCGGTGACGGTGGCGCCGCTGGTGTCTTTTGCTGTGACGTTGTAGCTGTCGTCATCGACGATCAAGCTGATCTGATACTCTTGATTTAACACGTCAGCAGTAACATTGCCGCCCAGCGAAACCGCGCCAGAGAACGTCACAAAGTCGCCCTCAACTGCGCCGTGAGCCGTGTCACTCACAACCAGCGTGGATGACCCATTGGTCGCGGCGAAGGTCACATCGCCTGCCGCCGTGGTTGCCCTTATTGGTGTAATGTCAGAGAGAGTGCCGCCCGTCTCAACATAAAATTTTAGATTAGTCCCTATCCCGAGATACTTGTTGCCGTCAGCCGACCCCCAGTCAAAAAGCGACCTTGCTACGCCCTTGATTGCAGTGCTGATGTACTTAGTCCAGCCGCCGATGGTTTCGACGCGGCCTTTCCTAAAACGGACCTTGTCTCCATCAAACCAGCCGGAGTCGGCGCTGTACTCTGTACCTTCCTTGTCTATTCCCGGCTTGAAGGCAATCTTAGTCAGCGCCACTGTTGTACCTCAATAAACCCACATAACTGGTGTGGAATTTCTTGTGTCTACATGGACAAATGTCTTTGCCACACCAATGCCGTTGAAGCCCATCTCTATCGCCTTCCAGACAATCAGCATGCGCTCATGGCCGTCTTTAACCTGTATATCTGCCGCAATCCCGTGGGCGTGCATCCCCGGCTTTTTTTTCTTGGCCTCTATGCTGTGTCTAGGCGACCGATATCCTGACGTAATAATGAACGGGAACCCGCAGGAATCGCGGAGTTCGTCCAAATCCCTGATAAAGTCAAGGTCCATTTCATTTTCACCCGTCTCCTGACAGTTAAAGTCAGACAGGTTGAAGTACTTGAAATTCATTACTCTTTCTTCCCCTGACCCAGAAACAGACCAAAAGCGCCGGTAAGCGCCCCCGTCATCACGCTAACCAAAGCGGCTTGCTCCGGGTTCGGATCGGGCAAGTCCATAAACCACTCAACAACCCGATAGGTCATAACAATCATCACAAACATGACCACCCGCGGCAGTATGCGCCAGCGGTCCAGTAGCTCCGGAGAGATCACGCTTGCAGGGCTAAGAGCGCCACCAGCACGACATTTAGCGCAAGAGCGGAGACGAACAGCATCCCCGCCTCCCACTCGGTGAGGTGCATTACGCGGGACTTACAGGACTTTCCAACGGCTTTTATCATCTCCATCACTGTCTTACTTCTCCCTAGCTACATTTTTGGTCTTTTCAAATGTGCGGAGACCGCCAAGGCCGAGCATTCCGAGCAATACAGTAAGTAGGCTTTCCATTTCAAATACAGGAAGTGGAGGGGTCTCAACACCAGCAATAGCAATGACAAATACAGCAAGAGGCTGGCCCACAAAGTGCCAAGCCAGAGCGACGCCGCAAGTCCACCCCACAAATGGGCGCCAACCCGCGACAAACATTGACTTGTGTGCCGCTTCAGCCTTGTTAACTTCAATTTGGCCTTTGGCAAGCTCCTGCGCATGGCGGGCCGACATCGTTGCAATCTCATGGGCGAGCCTCGCTTTTTCGTCTGCGTCAGGGATAAACTTATCCAGCAAGCCCGTAACAGGGCCGATCAGCGCTTCAAGCATCATCAATCCTTAGAATGTCGATAGCGCCACGCGCTTCCAGCTATTGGTCGCCACACAGACATAGATGTAGTCGCTGTCGTAGGCAATTTCGCCTTTTGTGCCTGAAGCAGAGGAGCTTGATGGCGTCTGAGTCGTGTCGATTCTGATATGGTCGCCTGTGGTTACTAGCGCCGAAAACGTGCCTGCGCCGGGAGTAGACGCCCCAATATTAGTTCCGTCAATATCTCCCGCGTTAATATCCACCGTCGTCAAGGTAGATGTGCCAGAGGCGGTTAGGTTCGTAAACGTGCCAGCGGCGGCAGAAGCGGCACCAATCACAGTCCCGTCAACAGCTCCGCCGTTGATATCTGCATTGCTAAATGACGATGCGCCTGTAGAGGTGATATTTCCCGTCACGTTACCTGTAACATCGCCAGTCACGTTGCCGGTCAGGTTGCCGCTCACATTACCAGTTACAGCACCTGTCACGTTGCCGGTTACGTTCCCGGTTACATTCCCGGTAACATTTGCTGTTAAATTGCCAGCAACAAGATCAACAAATACCTGAGTGACCGTGGCGCCCGATCCGGTGCCGCTAAACTTCAGCACCGCGTCTTTGCCGTTTGCCAGCTCAAAGTCGTTAGATGCGCTGTATGTACCTTGGAACAAGATGACCGATCTTGACCCGGACAGGCTGTTGCGAACAAAAAGTATCTTTTCCGCGTCATTCGGGGTCAGGCGGACATATGCCGTGGCCCCAAGGTCACCGCCATCAGTCAGCTCAATAAACTTATTCCTGCCGTTGGAGACAGCTCCGTTTGTGACAGGTATGTCTGTGGGAGAACCGGAGCTTCCGGCAGACGACAGTGTAAGCGACAATATGCCGTCAACCGCCTGATCAATAATGTCGAAATTGGTGTTTGTGGTGGCGCCCCACAGGCCGGCCTGCTCGCCGGTTGTGATTTTCTCAATACCAAGATTGGTTGTGTATGTGCTAGGCATGGTCTCCCCTACGCCGCAATTTCAACCCAGTTCGGGTCTTGATTAACAATAATTTCGTTCCAAGAAACAACGGACGCCCCTGATGTCTGGCCTGTGCCCGCAACGCCTGTCACAAACACCTTAATTTGAGCATTTGGAGCGACAACGCCGACCTGTCCCTGCAACCTCGGAGAGGTAATCGCAACGGCAACGCCCGACCCCTCGACGACCGTAACGGCGCCCGGAGTGCCTGTAGCGGCTACCCCTGTCGGACTGACATTGGCCCCGCCAATGACGCTGACGCTATCTACCTCGCCCGTGGCAGACACGCCTGTAACGGGGACGTTTGCGGCGGCATTGATCGCAACGCTACCTACCGTACCGGTGCCTTCTACGCCGGTGACAGAGGCGTTGACGCCCGTCGTAACGTCAATTGTGCTGTTGATGTCATCAGCGAGGCCCGCAAACGGCTCTTCAGCAAACGATAGTCCGCCAAACAGCGAGCCGCCTAGTTCTGCCTTGTTACCGCCAACAATGCCTGTGGCAGAAACGCCGGTAACGCCAACCACATCGGGCAGTGAAGCTATCGCAGTGCCGACTGCCGCTGTAGCGGCTAATCCAGTGACGCTGACAGACTCATTAAATACAACGCCACTTGTCTGAGCTGTGGCCTGTAGTCCCGTTACAGAGATGCTTCCCTCTGTGTTAACGGTTATAAAAAACGGAGTGCTGTTTTCTGATGCGAAAGGCGCTTCGGCAAAAGAGTTTTCCGTAATCGCGCCGCCATGCTCTTCCACAGCGATAGGCACCGCGCCTTTTGCTGATACCCCTGTTACGGCAACAGTCGGGCCTAATGGGCTCTGACTGAAGGAGGTGGCCGAAAAGCTATTAGAGCCAAACATGGCTTACTACTTATCCGCCTTTTGGTCGATCTTGGCCTCTATCTGATCCAGCTTTGTAAAAAGCCGCTGAACGCCGTCTTGAAACTCTTCCCTGCGGACGTACTCGCCAGCCACCAGCACTTCGACGCGATTGACTTTTTCATTGATCATGTCGTCAGCCTTTTCCAGCATGCGCACAGAGTCCCACAGAGTCTTTAGTAACCAGCCAAAAATACCGCCAGCGAGGGTGATAATTGTATTTATCATGCCCTGATCCATTACCACCCCCTGCCAGCGGTTAAGCTACAATTAGTCTTCCCAGCCCGAGTCGTTTTCGTCGTACTGACCATCGCCGTTAGTGTCGCAGTAGCGTTGCCATGCAATCATGTCAAACGTCAAGCCCTCGCTCCACGGAATGTACGCCTTGCACCAGCCGTGCGAGCCTACAGCAAAATCGTCCGCTGGCTCCGAAACATAATCACGCTTGCTCCAAGGTTTCTGGGCGGTGAAATAAACATTTCCGTTGTTGTAGTCCTGCCTTTTGTGCAGTGCCGAGGAGCCTACAGCAATATAAATCTGCTCATCACCCGATAGCGTGTATGTTGAGCCGTCCTCGTAGTTGATGACCGTCTGGGCAGAAACAAAAGATGAAAACAAGGCTGACAGTGCAAGTAGTTTACGCATTATGCGCTCCTCAATGATTGAATCAGATTGATGGTGAAATAAACAATGCCGCCAGCAACAATCAAACCCATGACTACTGCTGACACGTCAAGCATAAATTGTTGCCGCCTGCGTTGCTTGTAAATAATACGCTCGCGTTTTGCCCGAATTTCGCGGCGCATTTGCATCATTTCTTTGTATGTTTCAACACCGTACGCCCAAGTAATCAACTCGCGGACCTGTTTTTCTTGCTCTTCTATCTTTTTTTTGGCAATTACAGCGTTAAGCGCTTGCTCTTCAACGGAGGCGCCGTCAAACATCTTCTTGAAGAGGGGTGGTTTTTCTGCCTCGCGCTCGGCCTGATTAATATCAGATACCAGCGTGTACCAGTGACCCAGCTTCTGAGCCACATGCTCTATTTCGGCTCCTTTACTTACCAGTACCTGCAACCCCTTGAAGGTGGTCGAGGCCATCGCTACCAGTGATAAGGGGTCCATTCATTGCTTACTCAGGCTTCGTGGGCCAAGTTATCGTGCCGGGAAACCCAGACTGCTGTGGTACGTCTCGCAAAGCCTGCCTGTAAGTCGCCATAGCCTCTGACATAGCTACATCAGATAACCCGTAGTGATCTGTAGCTTTCAACAACTCATCTCTCTTAGAGCGCTCCGAGGCGGCTAAGGCGGCATTGTCAGCGGCGGTCTTAGCGTCTTTCTGAGCCTGTACGGTGACAGTGTTACCTTCGTCATCTGTGTACTCAGTAAACATCTCACGCTCTGTCCAAGCCTGCACCCAATTGCCTTTAGCATCCTGTTCAACGCCATTGCGTACAACCACCTTAAAATCGGCAGAAGGAGCGGGTTGAGGCGTTATCAGAACGGGGTCAATGCCCAAAGTTTCGTTTACGTTGTCATTCCAAACTTTTGGCAATGACACGTTTGGGTTATCGCTTCGGATTTGGCCTTGAGTTTTGACCTCCCCCGTTGATCTGATGCGATATTCCGACATAGTTGATTCTCCTATGCGATTGCTAAAAAGATATAGGTGCCGCCAGAAGTATTAAGTGCCGCTGGCGCTGATGATGTAATCGTAAAGCCGCTTGATAGTGGGTCTATATAGTCTGTGTTTGTGACTTGTGCCGCTGTACTGTTCAATAACAAATACGGATCATCACCAGCTACAATACCCCGCACAGAATCATACAAGTACCAATCACCTGTAGAGTCTGAGCGCTTAATCAAAACAAACCTAGCGCCAGCACTAAAGCCGCAGTCAACATTTACATCAGAGCCTGTTCCACTATAGCTACCTACCTTTGATATTCCAGCAACTGTTGCAAACAAATAAGCCATATAGGTTTGGGTGTTTGAACCGCCCGAATAATACCCATCGTCCCCCGGCGTCCAGTGAGTTGACGTAAATGTGGCCGCAGTAGTGGTGTTGCTTGTGGTTTCTGCGGCATTAGTGTCTAAAAAACAATTCTTACCAGCGCTTAAATCTTTGTGATAAACAAACCAGCCGCCTGTTGTGCTTCTAATTTTAATCCATGCCATCTCTGGAGCGACGCCAAGATTATGCGTAATCTGCTGTGTGGGCTGTCCGTTGGACGTGTGGGACGTTGCGTCGAAATAACCGGGGGCGCGCCTCCATGCCCATCCGATATGACTAGCCATGCCAGATGATACCCAGCCATCCATATAATCAAACGTAGCGTTTGCTTTATTAGCTTCAGTGCCGGTAGTAATATCCAGCCTTCTTGGCCCTGTCAGTCGGGCCATAACGTCAAAATCTGCGGTTGATTCATGGGTTCTAAAAATACCCATATCTACCGGAAAGCCCGTATCAAAACCGGGATCGTTAGCATCACCTAAATCAACATTGAACAAATCAGTAGCCGCAAACTCTGATGCAGGCTTGTGCGGCCTGCGGATGGCTACGTAGATGTAAGTTTCACCACTTCTGTTACAGGAAAGATTGCTTTCAGTTAAAAAACCAAAGCCATTATTTTTTGGTGTAATACGCGCACCACCCGCACCACTGGTTTGTTCAGGGTCAGCCTCATTGGCCCTTATTAAAGCCGCATCAACCGCACTGGTGTCAAACAAACCACGCATTACATCAACCACAAACCAGTCTGTACTGCCGCTAGTTGTGTTTTTTATCATTACCCATTGCGGTTCAAAACCTACATCAATTGTTTGCGTCCCGCTGTTACCCGAATAGCTCCCACATTTAATGATGGCTTCGTCAGAATTTTCGCCAAAGTCTTGGGCATCGTGGGCAAATAGGTAGGCAACGTAAGTGTCTGTGTTACCGTTTACCATAGCGTCAGAGCCAACAGTAAATTGAGTACTCGTAGGGGCTGTGTCATTCCAGATGTTGTCGTTGTCGGCAACGGCGGCGGTGTCGTTTAGTACTAAATATTTATCTTCCGGAGCAGAACCATCTGCTGACCTGTGGTACACAGACCATTTTTCATTAGCAGACGTTCTTTTTACAATCATCATGCCCGGAACACTGCCTAAATTATGGTTTACAGTTCGTCCAGAAGTGCCGTCACCCGTGTAAGTGACAACATCAAAAAACCCCGGTTGCTTGCGGAATGACCATGCGACGTACTCATCGCTGGTGTTTCTGTTAATAACAGGCGCATCACCGACGGTAAAGCCTGTAGACGTAAACGTGGGTGCCGCAAAACCAAGCCCAGATATAGAAAATTGACCACCAGTGCCAGTTGTGTAAATTCCGTAATCTACACCTCTAGCAGAATCAACCATCATCCCATCTTCTGTGGCTGATCTGCCTTTAAAATAAACCATTCCACCTTCGCCCGACATATCAAGGCCGGTGGTTGCGGTAATATTATTTGCATCTGTTCCCGTATAAAGAAATATATTAAACACATCATCAACGTAAACAGCTTCGCCAGCGTTACCAGCCGCCGCCTGTATTAGCTTGTTAGCCGCATTACTCATTAGCCTAACGCCTGTCCAGCAACGAATCCATAATAGGTTGTGCCACCGTCAATCGTGAAAAACACAAATACATCAACGCCGTTGTTAGTTGACGTTAGGGTTGGCGCTGTCGCCGCTGGCCAATCAACGCTTGCAGGCCATGTAATCGTTCTGGCAGAGCTATCTTGAATGACCTTGAGTATGAAGGCAGATGCCCTACCAGATGCGGCAGGGTTACTAAACGTGTAAGTTACATTTTCCGTCAGATCATGCTCAAACACATTGCCGTCGCGGAGGTTGATTGTTGCCGCGTTAGAACTAGACGTAACACTGGTTGCCTCGTCGATGGTGCCGTTGTCAAAACTGACAACACCATTTGCATCTGATGTAACGATGCCCGAAGCCTGAGTTAGGCCCAGCGTATCCGGGAGATTAACTGTATAAGTTGCCGCCGCACTGTGCGCTGGACCCTTAACGGTTACGCCATGCGAGTTGCTTTCGCAGTTAAATCTGACGGTTCCGGGGTTAGTGTTGCCGTATAGCTCGGTAAATCCCGTGCCGTTTGGAAACAACTGGATATTGCCGTTGGTGTCCGTTGACTTGATAGCGTTGGCATTTAGCTCAAGGTTCTCTATCAAAACGGAGCCATCCGACTCCTCATACACAGCTTTTTCAGCAGGGTAGGCAATAAACACGTTTTTACTGCCTGCCAAAAAGTTAACCGCTGACCCGCTGTTTGAGCTTTCTAGTACGGTCGTTCTTGTTAACGTGTTACCACTACTGGCATACGTTCCCAGACCCACTTCAAACGCCGTGTTGTCCGTGTCCACAATTGCGTAGTAGGTGGTGTCGCCGTCAGACAACACCGCCGAGAACGCCTGAAAGTTCGTCACGGCGCCGCCCAGCGATATCGCTCCTGTGCCGGTAGTGGTGGTTGTCTCTTTTACTCTGTCTTTAAGGACAAGTGCCATTGTCTTCTCCGGTTAACTATTCTGGGTCTACCCAGTCGGAATTTTGCGTCCATGTGGTGCCGTCAAATGTGTATTTATTACCTGTCCAATCAGAAGGCGCATTGGTGACGTTTTCCGTGATCGTTACGTTACTGGAATTCAGATCGTCAATAATAAATTGAGCGGGATCACCCACAACAACATGATCGGAACTAGCCGTAATCGTCACACTGTCATCAAGCAGATATTTGGACAGTCCGGTTGCAGTTTCTACAATCGTTTTCATGCTTTATCCTTTAACGATAATTTTTGTTGCTGATACGGCTGTCCCCGCAAACACGCTTGGGGTAATTGGGGTTTCGCCAAGACTTCCATCGGCCTGCACATAATACTTTTGCCCCGCAGTCAGCCCGCTTTGCGCGTCATCTACAGACCCTACAATCTGGATAGTTGCTGTAGCAGAGCTAGAGTAAGCCGCATCAGAAATGCCAATGTAGTTTTCTGCGGTCAAGTTTGTGTTCACTTCCCCAACTTGATACACAACAGCGGTGCCATAACCCGAGTTGCCGTCATCCTGATAAGCCGAAACTGTTTTCTGCGCGTTGGAGTCATAAACAGTTGCAATATAAGGGGTTGCGCCGCTTTCAATCTCAACAGACGTTCCAAAGCTAATTGAAGTGCCGCTGACAGTTCCTAAAATAGCCGAGCCCTTATTGCCATCCCTATAAGCAATAACCACTCTGTCATTTGTGGTGTCATAGGCGGCTGAAGTAGCGGACACGGTTGCCGCGCCTTCAAATACAACGGCAGTGCCAAAACTGATAGATGTGCCGCTTACCGTGCCTACAATAGCGGTGCCATAATTGGAGTTTCCTTGGTCTTGATAGGCTATTACAACCTTTTGCGCGTCGGGGTCGTAAACAACCGAAATGGCGGAAATAGCCGCGTCCTCAAAGAGAACGGGAGTGCCAAAGCTAATTGAAGTGCCGCTGACAGTGGCTACAACAGCTTCACCCTTATCAGAATTAGTGACATCCGAGTAAGCTATGACCACCTTTTGCGCGTTGGCGTCATAAACAGCCGCGTTGTAATTGCAGTTTCCACTGTCGTAAACAGCGGCGGTGCCAAAGCTAATTGAGGTGCCGCTTGTTTGCCCTACAATAGCCGTGCCGTCGTCGTTGGTGGCGTCCCTCCAAGCAATGACAACTTTCTGGGCATTAGCATCGTAAGCAATCGTGATATATAGGCTATATGCACTTTTAAAAACAGCTGGAGTGCCAAAGCTAATTGAAGTGCCACTGACCGTGCCTACAATAGCAGTGCCGTAGTTAGAGTTCCCGCCATCCATATAGGCTATTACAACCTTTTGCGCGTTAGCATCGTAGGCAATTGAAACGTACTGCGATGATGCGCTTTCAAACACAACCGGGGTGCCAAAGCTAATTGAAGTACCGCTAACCGTCCCCACCACGGCGGTGCCATAATTACTGTTGCCATTATCGCGATACGCTACAACCACTTTCTGGGCGTTAGCGTCATAGGCGGCTGAGACATCAAAAGAATTGGCGCTCTCAAACACAACCGGGGTGCCTATTGACTCAACAACTTCAGACCCAGAAACAGCACTTACAGTGCCGTTGCTATTCACGATAACCGTGTCGCCGTTTGCTAAGGCTCCTGATGCTGTAGCAGTCAGCGTTGGGCTAATGCTGTCAATCTGCGTTTGTATGCTGGACGTAACGCCGTCAACGTAGTTAAGCTCTGCGGCAGTTGCGGTGACCGCCGTTCCGCCAATAACCAACTGACCAGACCCGTCCAGATACACGGACTTGCCTGCGGGGTAGCTGATAAACACTTCCTTGCTACCTGCTGACAGGTTAACAGCAGAGCCGCTGTTTGAACTCGCCAATACCGTGGTGCGCGTCAGGGTGTTTCCGCTACTCGCATAGGTGCCGAGGCCAACCTCAAAATCTTGGTTGCTGTCATCGACAATAGCGTAGTAGGTGGTGTCACCGTCCGACAGGGCCGAGGAAAAGGTAACAAAGTTAACCTCTGCCCCGCCGAGCGTAATCGCGCCCGTGCCTGTCGTAGTGGTGGTTTCTTTTACGCGATCAGCAACGACCAAAGCCATGATTATGCAATCCGAATAATAGCGTTAGATGCGTCAGCAGTTGGGAATACGATGGTGAAGTCGCCCGCACTGGATGACTTGTCCGCGCCAAAGTCCAGCACAACAATTGAGTCAGTCGTACCCGAGCCGCCGCCGGTTGTGGTGTTGTAGATAAGCGCCCCGCGAGCAGTGATCGTGGATGAGCTGAACGTGAGGTCGGCAAAGTCGGTCAGCGCCGTTGTTCCTGACGTGGTAGGCGTGACGTTCGTTAACGTGCCGCCGCCAGCAGAATAACCCGTACCGCTCACCTCATTGCTGGTGGTGTAGGCAGTTGTAGAGGCGTCAAAGCTCGCATTGTTGTCATACATAGCCAGCTTGAAAGTGTCTCCGGTGCTGGCGGTGAAGTTGTGTGAGCCTACAAGCAGTTCCTGCTTGAATGAGGTACACATGTAGTTTCCGCTAAAAGCCATATCAAAGTCTCCTGATAAGTTCGGCTAGGTCTTTTTGTCCTGCATCACACAGGGCGTTGTAAACAGTGGTTCGGTCGCTTTTTATAGCTTCCTTCATGTAGTGGACGAGGAGCTTCCTGATGTCGGCTCTAAATGCTTCAGCCTGCGCCCGCACCTCTGGAGCGGCGCTTTCAGCTATGTAAACAATCCTGTCCAAGCACCTCTCAGCAACTTCCTCCGGGGTAAACCCCCTGTTGGATGTTGTTTCTACAAACACGCTACCGACAGTGGCATCAATCATGACCGAGGCTTCCTGACCTCTCCGCCGCGATAGCTGTCTGTTGTGCTGTATCCTTCACCCAGCTCCTCCAGCTTCGCCAGCGCTTCCATATATCTTTGGGCGTACAACTGCATCAGGTCTGGGTCGCCCTTCAAATAGGTGTACGCCTCAACAAGACAGCCATAAAGCAGTGTGGATTCAGCGTTAGTGCCGAGCCAGCTAGTGCCGTCTGTGGAGGTAGTAATGGAGGTGGGCTTGTGGAAATAGTGCAGTTCCGCGTCATATGCCGCGTCTGGGGTGGGGCCAAGGATAAATGCCGTGCGGCTAAAGATGCCGTAATACTTGGGTGCGCCGGTCGTTCCAGCCACTGGATACGCCTGCCGGATAAAATTAACATCCTTGAAGATCAGGTAGTCATACCCGGAATTATCAATCGCTAATGAGTAAGGCGTCAAAAAATCCGATGGCATGACCAGATATTGACTGCCCGCGGCGACAGAACCCTCCACATTTTTGCGAAAGTCGGGTAGCTGTACCGTCTTGAGAATCTTGTCCTCTGCCTGCTGAATGATTGTAGGCAGATTATTGACGAAGCTGGTCTCGTTGGACTCCACATAGTCCTGTATGGCCTGCTTCAACGTGGTAAAGGTAAACGCCATCAGGAAGTCTCTACTGTTACGCGCCCAACCACGCCTGCCATGTCAAGGCCCACAGTGCGGCTCCCAAGAGCTGTATTGCCACCACCAACGGGATCAAAGGCAGACAAAGCGCGGCTTTCGTCAAGTGAATTGTCAGGTCTAGGGTATCTAAGAGCCTGCGGATCGCTCGCATTGACATCCCCCAATTTAAGCTGGGGCTGGTCCTGATCCACCACGTCACGGCCAACTAGCAGGCCATTCCATCTCCCGTCTTCAATCTGACGGACAAGGTCGCGCAGTGGGTAACGGAATCCAGTCCGGTCACAAAAGCCGAAAGCATGTTTACCCTTGGCATAACTGCTCATAGGTCGTTATAGCCTCCCGGCGCCATATACAGAGCGGCTTTCTCGCGAGATGCATCCGCCGCAAGGCTCCACTGCTCCTCATACACCTGCTTGAGGGCGGGCGCAATACTCATTGACTCTGGCTTCTTGCTGGCAATCTGGTAAGCCAGCCCCGCAACAAGGCACGGCAGATAGCGAGCAGGCACATCCATGTTGTTGGATGCCGGCTTGCCGCTGTCCTCAATGCGGTCTAGGTAGTAGTAGGCGAATGTATAGCTGGTTGTGGCATCTGGCACGGGCCAGAAATGCACTGTAATCCCAGCCGGCTTACGCTCAACGTAGTACTGGAGCGGTCGCCCCTGAGTCAGCTTATTGGTCTGATGAGCGTACTGGCTGACCGAAATTCTCTGCATGGTCAGGTCGGACTGTTTGGACGTGTCTCCCGCGTCGGTGCGCAACAGACCCTCTATTATGTCTAACTTCTCAGATGTAAGGTCGTATGACGACGTTCCTGCGACAAGAGCCACCGTGGCGTCTCGTACCGTCCAGAGGTTAAGGCCGCGGTTTTGCCACTCAAGCATGAGCAGATCAATGCTCCGACGAGCAGTCTTGTAGTCGTATCCGCTACGGAGTTCCGAGCCGGCACGCTCAAACGCCTCCTCCATTATGTCTGACAAGTCCAGAGTAAAGTTGGTCGTCCCGCTAGTCGCCATTTAAACAACCACCCCTCTGGTCTTACCGCGCATGGCGATACCGTTTCTGCACTTGGCTTTTGGCATACGGCCTCCAGCAGACGCCTTTTTCGGCTTGCTCAAGCCCGCCTCTGACAGGGCAATAGCAATTGCCTGCTTCTTATTGGTCACCTTCTTGCCAGAGCCGCCAGACTTCAGCTTGCCTGACTTGAACTCCTTCATGACCTTTTTGACCTTGCCGGGAGCGTTCTTGGTCTGCTTGCCGGCTTGCGCCCTGCTGATCGCCATTTAGCTACCTTTCTTCCATTTCTTGGACTTTGACTTGGTCTTGCTCGGACTCCACTTGACCTTGTCCGCCCAGTAAGCCGCAGACATCTTGCCGCGCTTAATATTTTTCGCATGGCGCGATTTGAACGCCTTGCGCTGACCAACTGTCTGGTTGGTCTTTACACCCTGCTGACCAAAACGAATGATCTTTTCTTTGCCGCCCTCGCACGCCTTGACGATGTGCGACTTCTTGGAGTGACCGGGGGTTCGCTTTGGCTTGTTACACGCCATCGCGGCCTTATCAACGCGACCGCCTTTCTTGTAATAGAGCCGCATTACTTACGGTGCCTCGCTGTCTTTTTGGCCACCTTTTTGGGCTGGCTGGAGTGCTGTTTGCCCTTCTTCGTGTCTGCCCGCTTTTTGCGGGTAGTGGCGGCATACTCGCTGGAGGAAAGTGACTTGATTGCCTTCTCAGGCAAATACCTTTCGCCCGTCGCTTTCGAGCCTTGGGTACTTGGCTTCCCTGACTTTGTGCGCCATTTCTGCTTCGTCCACTTTTTGAGGGACTTCTGCGACTTTTTGAGCGCCATCAGTCCTTGTAGCCTCCACCTGCCGCTTTGTACTGCTTTGCGAGCATCTGGGCCTTTCGGGCTGACCACTGTCCGGGCTTGCCGCCTTTGCCACCGGCTTTGATTTTGTTAAACAGACGCTTACGCATAGAGGGTTTAGTGTAATTTCCAGCTTCGTTCACCTTCGACTTTGACTTGGTTTTCGTCTTGCCGCCCTTCTTGTAGTAGAGCCTCATCAGCCGTAACTCTTCTTGACCTTCATGACGATGCTGTATGAATCGCCGTTGCTATGCCCCACCGTCGTAAAGTTAATGTCGCCCGTCTTGCCCGATCCGGCATTGTTGGGAATGCCGACGAACTCGGAAAAATCCAGTGAGTCTGAATAGTCAGCAGGAAGCTCCCACGCCAAGACATCGGTGGATGCGTCAAATAGAATCTCTACACCCATGCCAATGGTCGAATACCAAATGCACTCAATCTGCACGCTAGTGCAGGAGGCGTCGCTGGCGGGGTCTTTGGATAAAGAAGATACGTCGATCTTGGTCACGGCAGACTCGCCGGTTCCGTCGCTGACGTTGGTAAACGCAAAGATTGCGGTGCGGGGACCGTCTTCAATAGTCTGGCTAGTAACTGTATCAGCCATTTTGTCCTCCAAAGATGGGGGCTTGCGCCCCCGTTACCTTAGTTACAATCAGGCGTTGTTAATGCCCTGAATGTACTCAACAGTGACATACCCTACACCACTCGTCCCTGCGGAGAAGTCAATGTAGATGGGCAAGTCGGAAGAGCCGATATCTACCCATGTGTCTGCGTCGGTAATCGTGCCGTCAGAGCCGTGGTGAATCACGTTAGCGGCAGTGCCTGCGGCCAAAGCGGTAAACAGCTCTGTCGAGGTGCTGGAGGTTCCCATTGAGATGTTAGCGGCATCACATGCTGTGGTGATGTAAATCGCAATCTCTACGATCTGGCTGTTGGCGGGAATAACAATCCCTGTGTCAGCGGCGGTGGTGCTTTGCGTCCAGCTTGCTGTCTGAGCGCTTTTCACAAAACCGACGTTCTTGACGTTAGTGCCAACGGTTGAGCCAGTAGTGTCCTTGATGGTTCCAGACTTAATAGGTCCGGAAAAAGTAGTAGTACCCATGAGGTTCTCCTGTCTTGGGTCGGTCTGATGTTCCACATGGAACAATCAGTCAGGAAAGAAAAGGGGGCCGAAGCCCCCTGTCATTTAGGAAGTTCCGGGCGAGCCGTAGATTCCCAGAGGATCGGATACGCCGAAGCTGTATCGCTCGCGAGCCTTGTACCGGACGTTACCGGTGTCAAAGTCGCCGTCCATTGAAGTTTCCAGAGCTGTGCGCTGGAAGTGCTTCATGCCGTTCGGTACATCGGTAATGATGAAGAAGGCGTTGGTGTCTGTCAGGAAGTGGTTGACAGAGTAGCCTTCCGGAATCGAACCGTTGTTGCGAAGGGCGTTGATGTCGTTGTCAGCCGTGCCAACTCGACCTTCAGTCTCAAGCAAGCGAGTTGCTACAAACTGAAGCGCGGGTGGAACGATCAAACGACGGGGTCGGGCCGCGATCAGCAGACCACGCTCATCGGTAAATGCGGCGATGTTAATCACAGCATCTTCCAGCGAGGTCTCGTTCAAGTCAGCCGCAACAGTAGGACGGTTGGCGTTAGTGCCACCGTTTACCAGCGGGTGAGATGTGCTGAACAGCGTTACGCCGTCACCAGAGTTGAAGGTGTTGAAGCCGTTGTTAAGGGGGTTAGCCGCCTTAACCTGCTTGGTGTGAGCCATAGCCCGAGCCAGCGCCTTGGTGTAACGAGCAGACAAAGAGTCATACAGGTTATCTTCCATAGCTTCTTCAGTGATGGAGAAGCCAAGGGCGATGGTTTCGTGGTTATAGCGAGCAGTGAACGACTCCTGCGCCGAGTCATAGCTGATGGCGGCGCCTTCAGCTTTAACTGGTGCGGCACCAAAGCCGGACAGCTTCACCTCTTCCTCAAACGAGCGCTCAGATGATTCAGTGTCATAAATCATCGTGTGCTCGTCGTCGTACCGCTCATACTCCAGACCAAACAAAGCGTTCAGACCGGGGAGCAGTTCTTTCAACATTTGTGCGCGTGAAATAGCCATTTCCTAAGTCTCCTTAAACGCCGAGCTTGGTCTCGTATGCATGACTAAGCGGCAAATAGGTCACAACGCAGTCGGTGAAAGAATCGCCTACTGAACTCTTGGGACCGTCCACAAAATCCACGATACGAAGCGGAAGCGTGTTGGTTGTTGCAATTGAACTAGCGTCAAGAGCGTTCTTGCTCCTGCCGATAGACGTTGAACCAGCAGTGCTGATAGCTGAAACATTATTACCCAGACCAGTCTGAGCAATAGAGCCATCGCCCTGCATCTGGAACAACAGCTTCGGATCATCAACAACGTAAGCCATGATGTCGTCCGCCGCAGTTGATGCGGGGAAGTACTGGTTGAAAGTCAACTGACCAGTGCCGGGATCGGTATAGGAACAGCCGACAAAAATGCCGACAGTGCCTGCAACGACAGCAGTAGTTACTGCCGCCTTCTCTACCGTACCAGTCGCGACCAGCTTGACGAAATCGCCATAGAAGATGTCCGTAGCGTAAGCATTGGCAATCTTAATATGGCGTACTTTTCCGGTGAAAGAACCAGAGGCACTTAGAGTACCTACGGGTTCTGCACCCATCGGAGTAGCTGATGTAGCCATCTTTGATCTCCATTACGAGAGTTGAAGGCCGGTGCTCTCCGTTTTACCGGAGTCAGCTCCGACCAAAGGTAGTCCGAGTTGACCGCTCAGGTTGCAGAACGGGCATTCGGGGGTCGTTTTGCTTGAGGAAGTTGTTGTCCACAGACTCCATCTGGCTTTCAGCCATGTTCTGGAAGTACTCCTCTCGTTGCTGTACCTTGCCCTCCGGGGCTTTGCACAGTAACAAGCCGCCGATTTCAATGTTGCCGTCGAAACGGGAATTGATATCGGACATGACTTCCAGCTCTGGATGATCTTCAGATTTTACTGGAACCCATCCCTCTCGGAATTTCTGAGAGACGTTCGTGTTGTCCGCATGGCCCAATGTGCTTGTGCGTACCCAACGGAATACCCACCCGTCTTGCGGGTCAGGTGTTGGTAATACGGAGGCCGGCATCCACGAATCGGATGGTCGTTGTTCAACTTCTCTGGACTCAGCGTCCCTTTTCTTGCGCTGTTCTGCCATTTTAGGACTCCTTAATGAGCTGGTTGGCATACTGTTCTGGGGTTAACCCTAGTCGCTTTGCGAGAGCGAGTTGGGTGCGGCTCAACCTCACTTTGCGTGGTTTCGCGCCGTTATTCCTAGAGGAGGGCGCCACTACCACGGAAGGGCTTCGGGAAGTCGAGGAAGACTGCTCGTCCTGAGACGGTTCGTCTGAGCCACTATCTCCTTCACCGAAGTAGTCTGGAAACCGTGACCGCATGGTGCGATCAATGGCCTCAAAGTATTCATCCGAGTTGGGGTCATAGCCCTCGTCCCGAATGAGTTTTTCATGCACGCCGTAGGCCAGCGCGGTCATATCTTTTTCTTGGCCAAACCAAGGGTTTTGCTCTGCCCACATCACCGCCTTGGGAGACGGCTTTGGGGGCTGTTGTCCTTCCGGACTTGGCCCGACTTCCGGCGTTTTTGCCGGTTTAAACTGCTCCGGCGCCTGCTGGGGCCGGTGCTTTATTTCGTTAAGTTGATAATCAGCCGACTTTAGCTCTGACTGCGCATTGATAAGAGCCTCTTGCGCCTCCAGAATTTTGTCAGTGTTACCCTCTTCGTAAGCCTGCCGATAGCTATTTTTAGCTTGATCGACAGCCATAGAAGCTCGCTCTCGTATCTGATGAACCAGATACTGCTCGCCTTCTTGAATGATCTTGTGATACTGCTTGCTTTGCTCCGCATATTGTTGAGCAACTTTAATAGCCTCTTCACGAAGACGCTCTGCCTCTTCGCGTTGACGGCGCTCCTCATGCTGTTGATAGCGGAGCTTATTGATACGTTTTTTAACCTTCTCGGAGTAACCCTCCAGTTCGTCGTCTGATTCGTCCGACTTAGCTTCTGCCTTAGCTTCCTTGGCAGGCGGTCTACGATCTTCTGGCGGGCGGTCGTCAACGATTTCAATATCGACATTGGAATCCTGAGCCTCTTCGTCTGACTTTTTACCGATAACAGTCTTGACGCCAAAAAACTTGTCTTCAGCAGAATGCTCCTGCTGTTCCATTTGCTCTTCACTCATACCTTTTCAATCCCCCTCGGGTCTTCTACAACTGCCTCGACGCTATCGTCGTTGATCAGGCGAAACTCCTTACCGTGTATCTTGAAGCGCGTCCCGCTGTAGGAGCGCATCAGTATCCAGTCGCCTTCATTGCAATATGGGCCATTCGGAAAACGCGATTCGTCTTTGTAAGCGTCCGCGCCCATCTTCAACACAAAACCGCAAATGGACCCGATTTCCTCTAAGTCCAGCGTCTGTTTTGCCTTGAGTATGCCGCCCTCCGTCGTCTCATCGGGTTCCGGAAGGGCTATAAGCAGTTTGTATCCCTTGGGATCGGGTAATTGACTAGCAGTTTTTTGCTCTTCAGTCATGATTCCTTTTCCTGCACCAGAGTTAGGCGTCTGGTGTCACCATGCGCTACACCGCGTAGCGAATTAGTCGCGCTCTATCCTGTCGTTCAGGTCAAGAAGTGCGCGTTCAGCGTAGGCCAGTCCTTGAATGATCCCTACACAGCGCGAGTACTCCTCCATGTCCTTGCATCCCCCGACTGCTATGTGGTCGGTGATTTCGTTCATGTGGTCGCGATATTCGTTCTGGAGAGCCTGCAACATGTTGTTGCTTGCTTTTTTAGTCATCAACTAAGTCCCTGATTGCATTGAAACCGGCTTTAAAGCCCTCGATTTCTTTCTGCGACTCGTCCTTGCTCTGCTGGGTAGCCATCTTGGAGGCGAGTCGTGCGCTTTCTATGCGCTCTTGTTGCTCCATCTTCTGGAGATCAACCATTGATTTGTTACGGGACTTCTCAAGATCGACCTGTATCTTGGCCATCTCGGATTGCGCCTTAGCTACAGCCTGCTGTTCTTTGATGGCCAACTCTTTCTGTTGCATCTGAACAATCGGGTCTTGCATTTGCTTGGCGTTTTGCTCGGCTTGGGCCATCATTTGGGCCTTACCGGTAACCTGATCTGCCGCCGGGGCAACCAGTCTGGATATGCGGAGTTCAATATCCTCCGGAAGTTTTTCATCTGGGCCGGGAAGCGCCACACCCAGTTGCTGTTCGATCTTGGCGCGGTACGCAAATGCAACGTGTTCCGCGATATGAGCGGACATTGCCGCCTGCATGGCCTTGGCGTTGGGCGCCTTCTTGATCAGCTTTTGCATTTCTGGGTTTTCTGTCGCCGCCATATGCACTTGGATATGCGCTTCATGGTCTTGATAAATAAACGCCTTGACGGGGTCGCCGTTCAAGATGTTCATATTTTCGGTGACAGGGTCTGTCGGCTTAATATCGTTCTCTGTCGGAACGATCTTGTCTGCGTCTTGGATGCCCAGCACGTCCAGCATCTGGCGGTGCAGAAGCGGCATGTCGTACATCTGAGGCGCTGACGCGGCAAGCTGTAGTGCCGCCTGATACTGCATTATGCGCTGGGCCATTGTGCCCGCGTTAGGGTCGCTGACCGGGATAATGTCTACCCGATCATCAAAGTCCTCGACCATAACCTGACCATCTTCAAGGTCATACGGGTATGTTCCGGGTCCGTAGTCCCTGACAATCTCTGACAGGATTTTTAATTCACTGGAGACGGCGGCGTGGACACGGGCTTGGACCGCGCTCATCACCTTCATTTCTCGCTCAAGTACAGCAAGCGTGGTGCCAACCGGTGCTTCGCCATTGATATCCGAGGCTTTTACATCCGCCGCTGATGCGAATCTCCGGCCTTCCTGCACGATATCCCCAAGCAACTGGTATAGGACGTTGCTGGGTTCCTTGTAGGGGAGGAACGAGATGTTGTCGCGGATTGCACCACCCGGAACGTCTACGTCTCGGAACTCTCCGGGCATGATGGGAGTATCATCACCCTTGATTCTGAGTCCCCGAGATTTCAATCCCCCCGGTAGGTTGGCAAGCGTTCCGGCGTCTACCAACTGTCTCAGCAGTGATGTAGCTGATTTGGATAGTCCGCCGATCATGTGTACTAGGCCAAAGCCATAGAAGCCAAGTCCGGGCAGGTACTGGTAGTGGACATAGTGATCCCGCTTCAGCTTCTTGGGGTCGTCTTCGTACCAGTTGCGCCGAATAGCCAGTATGGTTCTGGATGACTTGTCAATGGTAACGACATACGGCAACGCAATCCCTGTGGGAGCGCCGCGGTCTGTGTCCTCAAATCCGAGCAAGTCGATGTCAACGTGCATCTCCAGCAGGGTGTGCCGGTTATCAAACTCGTAGTTCTCTGAGTCGCCTGTGAGCCGGTTGTACTTCTGCTGTATCTCTGAAATGTCTGGTGCAGGCGGCGGCAGGTCAAAATTGCTATAGAACCCAGCAACCTGTAACTTCCTGATTTCATTGGAAGTTTTCTTCATAACGTGAGTGGCACGCTCACACGTCGACAAATCTGACGCGCCATAGCTAACAACGAAATCTTCTGCCGGAACAAACATCGCGCAGGGGCGGTCCATGTTCGGGTCAAAATACACCTTGCGGAACGCAGAACCGGCAATCGGCAAGGAAAACAACAGTTTTTCCGTTTCCGTCCGATATTCAGTCATGCGCTGTGTAATCAGGTAGTTGAGGTAGTTCTCAACTCTGTGCGCCTGCTTGGCCTTGTCGTCGGTTAGCTTGCCGACGATAGAGGTCTTGACCGGCCCGCTGGCAGGATAAATCTCCTGTATGGTTTGGGCTTGGAACCTGATAACCGCCTCGGACAGCATCGGGTGGAACACACCGCAAGCGCCCTCCCACGGGGTTGATCGGTCCTCAAACTTTAATCCCAACAAGTCAAGACCACGGATATAGGCGTCTTCCCAGTCCGCTCGACTGTTACGATCTGACTCAAATTGAGCCACCAGCTCGCCTGCCAGAGCGTCGAGATCACCTTCGCTCATGAACTCAGCCAAATTGGAGTCGTGACGGACCCCCATCAGCTCAGGGGCGTTAGGGTCAAAATCAATGACCATACCGCCTTCTTCGTCGAATACCCCTACTGATTCGGGGTTTTCAATCACGATCTCTAGTTCTTCGCCCTCTGGTGGTTCAAAGGGCTGGGCAAGCCGGTCGATAGCCACTTAGGGTCTTCCGCCTCGCTTACCGCCCTTGGTGTTCATCTTGCTCATCACCTTGCCGCCCTTGAAGTAGCCCTTGGTGCCGGGAACCTTGCCGCCCTTCATCATCTTGCCTTCGCCGTCAGCGGCAAAAAATGGCACCTCTTCACCATCCTTGTTTTTGACCATTTTCAGCTTGGTCTTGCCGCCAGCGGCATACATCTTGGACTGCTTACGCATCATCGCGATCACCTGCATATAAGTTGTCGAATACTCTGTTTACGTCCAGCGTGTAGTCCAAATCCGACTTGGAGTAGTGGATGTGCTGAGACGGCCTAAAATCTGGTGCGCCCTCGCCTGTGGAGAACCACGCTGGATGTGTCACCCTGACGCGGTTGTTTGGCAAGGCCACTATGTTTCCGGTCCACGGGCCTGCGTCTAACAACTCCATCACATGGCTCTGCTTGTGTTGGGCAGGGTCATCTGCGATCTCGTTGTCGGTGTAGTCCACCGTGAACATATACTTCGCTGGATAGAAATTACCGTCTATCTTGGCAATCCAAGGGCATGGGGTCGCTCTGTCCAGTACATAAACACTGTGCTCTCTGGACGAACAGTCCCAAGGCTGTGCCGCATAGACCGGCATTGGCTCGGGCCACTCCTCAAAAGGGGTGTCGCCCACCAGTGCGGTGATCGGCATTCTGGCCCACATTGCGCCACCGTGAACATTCGGCTCGTCGGTGTCGTAGGTCTCGGCGCCAGTAAAAATTATCTGAAAACTCAAGCACCTACACGGCATAGTTGTCACAGCGATTGCCATCGCATGCAAAAACTCTCCGTGATATTTGCTGTGATTGTGCGTGTACTCACGCCTTACCCAGCATTTGAAGTGCGGGATGTTGCTTTGCAGAAAAGCCATAAGCTCCTCAGTAGTAGTTAGCGACCCTTGAATAAGGGTCGAAGTCGTCCTCTTCGTCCGTCCGGAGTGCGACAAAGCCGCCCTGTCGGTAGCGGAGAAGAGCCTGCGTCGATGAGTCCACGAGGTCGTCATGCTCCCCAGCGGGGAACGCGGCGAACTCCTCAATGACCTCTTCGGCGAATCGGGTCTCTGGCGCCCATACCACGCCAGATGCAAACAAGTCAGCTACAGCGTTGACGCGAGCTATCTTGTCATTGCCACGCGATGGGGTGTATTCCGATACCGGGATACCCATAGCGCGTAGCTCAAATATGAGCGGCATTCCAGCCGCTTTTCCTTCAACAATGAAGGCATCGGGTTGCATCTCGTTCCACATTTCAAAAGCTGTTTTTTTCAGCTCTGGGAACTCAAGACGCTCCTTATAGGCATCCAATAGGATGATGTTCGGCTGTGTAATGCCGTCGTCGTCGGGGTGATAAAACACGCCCCACGTTGTGCAGGCCGAGTAGTCGGCTCGTTGAGTTTTGAGAAACGCCGTGTCCCATGACTGAATCACGAAATCACATTGGGGCGGATAGTCGTGCTCCCACCTCTTCCACCACTCGCGTTTGATCAGTGCGCCTTCTTCGGCGGTTGGATTCTGCTGATACTGCGCATTCCACTTGGGAGAGGGCAGTTCGCTACGCAGAGCCTCTAGCTCTGTTTGGCTCCAGAATTCAGGCCACAGGGGCTTTCCTGATGGCATGATTGCTGGAAACTCAATTACCTCCCACTCGTCCGAGCCTACCCGTTGAGCAGAGGATTTTATGATCTTTCCTGTCAAATCCCGCATATGCCAGCGGGTCATCACGATTACGATAGCACCCCCCGGCTGGAGACGCTGTCGTGGTCCTGATGTGTACCAGTCGTAGGTTCTGTCAAAGACAGCAGGGTCTGCCGACTGGCCCTCTTGCTCGGAGTGGGGGTCATCGATGATCAGAAGGTCTGCACCTTTACCTGTCACCGCACCGCCAACACCGATAGCGAAGTATTCGCCGTTTCTGTTGGTGCTCCAGCGTCCCGCGGCCTTTGAATCTGCTCTCAACTGGAGGGTGGGGAACGCCTTCTTGAAGTCGTCCGAGTCCACCAAGTTCCTGACTTTACGGCCAAAACCCACCGATAATTCAGCGGTGTGCGCCGTCTGGATGATCTTTTTCTCCGGAAACTGGCCCAAAAACCATGCCGGTAGCAGAAACGACGCAAACTCCGACTTGGTGTGTCGAGGCGGCATATTGATGATTAAACGCTTCAATTCGCCTCTGGCGATGCGCTCAAACGCCTCTGCCATGATTTTATGGTGCCGGCCCTCAATAAATGCAGGCCATGTGTGCTTGACGAAGCCCATAAATGTCTCTCGGGCGTCTTCAATCTTCTGGGCCTGCTTGGCCTGCTCCAGTAATTCTGCCGCCTTCAGCTTAACTTCTGGCGATGCGCCCTTGAGCCGCTTGGCTAAATCGGGCGTGAGCATCTCTGACATTATGCCATCCGGGCTGTTTTAGTCCGCTTAAATGATCTGTTCTTAGATGCAGAAGCCACCTTGAGGTTGGACTTCTTGTTGGAGCCGCCTTTCGACAGAGGCTTCTTGTGGGCCACGTCCTTGCCGTCGCCCTTCTTAACTTTGCCGTCTTTCTCCATCACATCCCGAGCCGCGTTACGCTGGGCGCGGCGCTTCTTTTGTTTGGGCTTGGAGTGGTAGTTGTCGTATTCCTTTCGGTAGTTACGCCGCATTAACGGTAGTAGCCGCCCTTGCCGCCATACATGGGATACATGGGGTACATTGGATACATGGGCTGATACATTGTCGGAGGAGTCGTCGGAGTGCCGGCAACTGGCTCCACAGGCGGCTCTGTTACGGGTGGCTCTGTAACAGGTGGCGTTGGTGCGATTAACGTGTCGTCAGCATAGTCAGAGCCAAATGGTCCGGGCCTGCCGCCCTTGCCGGGGCGCATTCCGCCATAGGGCATGGGTGGTCTATAGCCGCCCTTTCCGCCAAAGCCAGACGGAGCCAGTAGGCCGGTCTGGGGCAGATACATTTGAGAGGCGAAGGGGTTTTGATAGCCCATGCCATAGCCGCTCGCGTAGGGATTACGGTAGTAGCCGCCGCCGGTGTCAACATCCGCCGGAGATGCCGGTGCAGTTGGAGCGGTTGGCTGTGGAGTGGTGCTACCAAACGGGGACTGTGTTTGTTGTCCTCTACCGCCTTTTGCGGCCTGTCCATATGTGGAAAACATATCTGCTTGTGCCTGTTGTTGAGCGGCTAATTGGTCTAGCAATGCCTGTTGCTGGGCTTGCTGTGCATCCTGCTGTGCTTGTATTGCATCCAGAATAGCTTGATTTGGGTTTGCTCCGGCGCCACCATCTCCGGACGCGCCCCCCTCGTTAGGCACCGGCACAGAAGCGATAATCGCCTCACTCACCGCATTCATGTCGCCGGTCTGGTTGTACTGGTCAAGGTATCTCTGGGTCTCTTCTGAAGTGGGCATGCGGCCATATTGGCGCTCAAACAAGACCTCAATAGTGCCTTGGATAGGGTCGTTAGAGCCTACCGTGGTCTGGCCCATTACATTGGTGGTGGTGCCGGGGGCGGTGTAGCTGGTTGTGTCTCCGGGCTGGTTTTGAGATGCCGCATATGCCTGCCCTTCCGGGGTTTCCGCAATAGCTTGGGCAATCTGATCAATAGACATACCAGAATCTGCCCAGCCTTGTAGGTACTGGTCAGCACCAGACCGGCCCAATAGCTGGCCATAAAGCTGATTAACCTGTTCTTTAGTGACTGCCACTACAAGCTCCCGTTAAATTCAGACACAGAATCCCCCCTAAGAAAGTCTAGACCTGCCTAGACTTGCTTAAATCTATAAATAAAAAAAAATAGGAAGGAAACAGTTGAAAAGCACCAGTAGAACGGTACTAAGCTAGTACTGTTCTAGTACTAGGACTGTTCTAGGGGTAGAAATTCCCCCGGATTGTAGAGAATATACCCCCTTGACACGAACATGTCTACAGTAAGACAGGGTTTTTTGCTGATTTTTTGGTAATTTTCCAGATTTAGGCCATTTTTTTAGAAAAATACGGGGTGGGGTGGGACTCCAAGCCGTTTTTCTGGGAAAAATCCCCCTGATTGAGACAAATTACTGGTGAGACAGGCCAAATTTTAGTGATTTTTTGAGTGTTTCACTATGTATACAGATATATGGCACGCCGCTCGCTCAGGGGGGGTGGGGGTAGGTCAATGCATGATAGTTGGCCCAGCAGAATCAGCCGGATCATCCGATTGCTCGGCCTGATCGTCTGCGACTGACTCCAGCATGGTCTCCAGCTCTGCGAGTAGCTCGTCACTCGACTTGCTGTCACTGGTCTCTACCACGTCTCTGAACAGGCCCACACTGCGACCCAGCAATTCACCTGCCCTGATTTTATTGCTATCGCCCGCCTCGGCGTGATCCACCCAATGGCGTAGCTTGCTCAGGACTCTCTCTCGATCTGAGAGCGAAGAGGCAAGTATCGACCGCTCCCGCTGTGCCACTAAGGCATCAACCCTTGCCCGTATATCAGCCCTCGCCATTAGCCTGCTGGCCGCTTCCCTATGCGTTGCAGTCTTCCCCTCAGCTGTCACGTCGAACGCCTCACGATACGCCTCAGCCTGTGACATTCCTGCCGCCACGCACCGTGCGAAGTGCATTTGCTTGGCTGTCAGTTTGTCTCTGGTCTTTCCCATGTCTATACCTCGGTATCAGTAGCAACGCCGCATATATCACGACCGCCAGACAGTAAGCAATGTCGATAAGCAAATAGCGTGCCAACGTCTCAAAAAAACCAATAAAATCAAGGGCTGTTTCTATGGCCCTCTGAGCGCTTTTCTGGACTTGTTAATAGTAGCGCAAGGCCCACCCGAGATCGCTCTCAGATCGCCATTCTGGGCTTCCTAGTGGCATGTCGGATTTGTCAAGTTTTTTTTCAACTTGTCAGCAGTAAGGCCCAGCCCAGACCCACGCCGTGCATTTTTTCGTTGGTGTATAGAAGGTACATAGACTTGGGTGTCAATATTCACATTATTTTGCATATAACTTGTTGACGGCATGATCAGAGTGTGGATAATTCGCAGTGTAGTTTGACAGTTTGATTTTGTAGTACCGGCGACGGGGAGCCGGCACCCAATCCCGCAGGGTCTCAACCCTTCCCAACCTGAGCGGCCAGCAGTCGGTGTGATTCAAGCCACACTGTCCTGAGCAAACAAGCGGCACACCATGCCAGCCCATGTGGAGGTTAAACGGGCGGCAGTGTGACAGTCGGAGCATCACCGGCCCCGCATTGATGCATCAGCTATCCCATGCCTGCGCTGTAGGGTGGAGTGGCTGATCACAGAGCTTTCACACCATGCCCACCGCGCACTGCGTTGGGTATGAGTGAGCGCTCTGCTCAAAACCAACCCATCACTGAGGAGTGATCATATGAAAAACACTATCGTAATCCGCGAACTCAGGCACGAAAGCCGCGAACTCAGGCACGAGCTTCACAACCTGAGAAAAGATTACATGGCGGCAGTTGAGCAAATTCAGGAGCTACAAACCAAGCCAGTCGCTAAGGAGCAATGGATCATGGTAACCCACCGTCTGCGCGGCACTGACGAGCCGTTCGTAATGGGGCACGCATGGTCTGTCACCAAGCTGGGTGCGAAAGAGGCACTGCAACGCGCTCAGGATGAGCTTGCGCGGGTAGGCAGGTGCTTGCCCAACATCGAAGCAAGAATCGAGGGAGATGAATTCTGATGGCGATACATCTAGAGCAGTTGCAGTCTCGCCATGAGGCTCGCAACCCCGCGCAGTGGGACTGGCGGGTTATCCACGCCGAGTGTCACGCGGCTGGCAACAGCCCGATACTCAATCTGCGATTTGAGCGGCACATCAAACAGGCACGCCGCTGTACCAAATTGCGCTCACAGCAAGTGCGGCAACGGTTCAAGCAACGCCGCATCTTCCCCAACCGCCGCGCAGGGATGTTTCGCGGCGAGCTAATTGGCAAGGGACTGCAATAACCCATCTGATGATGGCCTGCTGGATACAGGCCGAAACGCCCTGCGGGGCGTCATGGGAATCCACCCATCACTGAGGAGTGAATCACTATGCAACACGCACTTATAGAAAAGCTGGAAGAGGCGAGGCTGGACATTCTCGTCTTTTTGGATGACCCCGCGATGCCGCTGGATCATCTGGAAAGCGCCGTGGCCTTAATAGAATCCGTTTCAGAGAGCCTGCGAGAGGAGTGAATCAACATGAACATGCAACAATCTATCGCGAACAATTACATGGTGCTCGACATCAGCATTGGCCGAGCCGATCCCATGAAACACTCAGCAGTGGCATCTGATGCCGCCGCTAGCGAGTGCAGAGTCAACGGCAACGTGCCGGTGCGTACCCGTGTCGGAGCGCTGGGCCGACTGACCACTGACCTCAAGCAGGTCAACAGCAAGTTTGCCAGTGTCCGCACTTGGCTCTATGACAACACGCTCCCCTTTACCGACTGCGAAGAGGGACAGCAGAAGCGCGGCAAGCGCATCGTGCCCGTGTCACGGGTTCCGGAGGTGCTCGCCAAGCTGGCAGAACTCAAGGGTGAGGCATTCGCCGCACTCAACGGTTTCATGCCCGACTATCGCCAGTACTACAGCGCTCACAACCGCGCTGATCTGGGCCGCGTGTCTGACGTGGATATGCCTGATCCTGACGTGTTAGCTGGTAAGTACCGCGTCACTATCGGAGCGCCTGAGCCCCTGCCGGTATTCAACGTCGACACCCTCGCATTGCCTGCTGGCCTCGCCGCTGACATTGCACAGCGCCATCACGACCGACTGAGCAAGCAACTCGACGGTGCCAAGCAAGCCGCCATCGAAGGTGCTCAGAAGCATATGGACGTTGTCGAAAAGCAATTGACTGACGGCAAGCGCCTGCACCAGTCACTGCTCGACAATGCCAAGCGCCACGCACGTCTACTGCGCGACATGGTAGAGGGTTACGACAATGACCCCCGCGTGTTGGAGGTTGCTGATCTGATCGACGAGCGGATCGGTTCAATCCCCAACATTGAACAAGTCAAGAACAACGGCACCAAACGCGACCAAGCCATCCGCGCCGCCGGCACTGCCAGCAAGGCACTCGCGGCTGTCGCCAAGGCACCGTCAACTGCAACACCCGCGGCACCCGCCGCATCTAACATAGTCACGGGCGATTCACTGCTCGCTGACCTGATCGACTAATCAAATCCTGTAGGAGGGATCATCACATGTCACACGTTCAAACCAACATCGCAGAGCTTGACCAGATGGCACGCACCGCACTGGCGAGCAAGTACCGCAAACCATTCGCCCTGATCGGCATGGTGGGCATCGCCAAGACCCAGTGGATAAAGAACCGCTACCGCGAGCTATACGCGGAGCACCTTGGTCTCGCCACTGACAAGGTGGGTTTCATTCAGACCCGCGTTGCCAACCGTGACGCGGCTGAGATTGCGGGTGTCGCACTGCCCATCAAAAACGACGACGGAACCGTTGGCACCCAGTTCACCAAGCCGCCGCTGGTTGCTGAATTGTGGGCCGCTCACGATGCGGGATTCACCCACGGCATCAATCTGATCGACGAGTTCGGTCAGGCAGGCACTGACGTGCAGAAGGTGTTTGCCGATATGTTCGATCCCGACGAGCGCACACTCGCAGGCTGGGCAATCCCTGACGGCTGGATCATCGCATGGACGGGCAACCGTACTGCTGACAAGTCAGGTGCTAATCGCATACTGAGCCACATCATGGGCCGCTGTCGCGTTTTCGAGCTTGAGTTCGACATCAAGTCATGGGCCGACTGGGCCGCTAACAATGGCGTCAACCCTCTCGCTATCGACTGCGCGATGGCCTACGCAGACGAGGGCTTTTTCGCAGAGTCGGTGCCCACTGAGGACGGCCCATTCTGCACCCCGCGCTCACTGACTCATGCGGCGGCTGACCTGACCGCCTTCACTGATTCCAGCGAGTTCGACGGCGCCAGCCTCCCCAGCTACATGGAGAAGCTGATCGCCTCCAGCATTGGCGCCAAATCCGCCGTCATGCTCAGAAAGTACATCGACGAAGCCGATCAGGTGCCGACTGCGGACGAGATATTCGCCGACCCCACCGGTGCCAATGTGCCGGATGGCACAGGTCACCAACTGCTGGCCGCTAACCGCGCTATCAACTGTGCATCCGATGCCGATACCGGCGAGGCGGCACTGGCCTACATCACGCGCCTGCGTCCCGACTTGCAGGTGTCGCTGGGTTCCAAACTGCTCCGCACCTCAGCCCGCAACGGCTGGGTGCTCACGTCGAGTGTCGCTGTGGCATTCATTCAGAAGTTCCACGATCTTTTACCGCTGGCACAGACTGCCGGCATGGAGGTGTAACCATGCGAGCCAAGAAGCTATTCGCACCCACCGCTGATCTCACCAACTCGCGACGCTACATTGCGGCGCTGATCAGCCTGCAAGCCAAGGCGCCTGTTCATTACAGCGTGCTTCTCGCCACTGAGGTGATATGGACTGACGCCGTAGGCACTGCCGCCACTGACGGCGTCTATGTTTACATCAGCCCTGAGTTTTTCCGCGGTCTGGCGTCCGACTCACAGCGAGCATTCCTGCTTGCTCATGAGGTGTCACATATTATTCTGCGGCACCCTCAGCGCGGCAAGGTGTATCAGGACCGCGGGTTCTTCCGACCCAGCGTGTCATTCGATCACCGGCTCTACAACCGAGCCGCCGACTACATCATCAACTCCGACTGCAAGGCGATGGGCTTTGAGCCTATCCCGCAGGGTTGCTACTCCGACGAGTACGGACGCGATGACATTGTCGATTCGGTCTACGCTGACCTGTATCAAAAGCAGGATGACGATGCCGACGATGACGATGACATCAAGGGCCAGCCCAGTTCAGAGTCCGACGACAACGACCGGTCTGGTACCACTGACAAGTCAGACACAAGCGACGACTCCGGCGAGCCGTCTGATCTGCCTGAGCCAGAGGGTCACGATCACCACCTGACGCCCGAGTATGAGGGCACCGATGAGGAGCAGGACGCCGCCGCTCGCGAAGATGAGCACGACATCCGCTCATCAGTCGACGATGGCATCGAACAGCTTGAGGCTGAGGGGCGCGACCCTGAGCGACTCCCTGAGTCAATCCGCGAGGGTTCGCACCGCTACCGCCCCAGCAATGCATCCGACACCGACTGGCGTGCAGAGCTTGCTGATCGCTTCAACCGCGCAGGCGCTGGCGGTCAGACCACATGGTCTCGCATTCACCGCCGCCGGTTCTCGACGCTGGGTGTCATCAGTCCCACGTCGATTGGTCAGATCGGGCGCGTCTCCATTGTCGTTGACATCTCAGCATCAGTCAGCCGCGACATGCTCAATCAATTCATGATCGAGTCTGCGTCTCTGATCGACACGCTCCAGCCGCGTGACGGCGTTGTGGTTGCTTGGACTAATCACCAGTTCCACAGTTCCGACGAGGTCTACTCAGGCGCCGAGCTTCTCGACCTTGAGGCGCCCTGCGGCGGTGGCACATACATGACCGCTGGTGTCGAGTGGCTTGAGCAGAACGGTCTGGAGTCTGATCTGGTTATCGTGTTCACCGATGGTGAGATGTACGACGATGACTGGAAGGCACTGGGCCAGCGCGACAATCTGGTTGTCGTGCTCGACAGCGAGCCGGTGCCCTACATTCGCCGAGCGATCGGCGAGTCCGGTGCCGACACCATCGTCGCTCAGGCGGCGTGATCCACGGGGGCCGCGTGCCCCCAGTACCCAACTTTGTATTACCCATGAACCCCAGTGAACGCCCGTCACCGCAAGGCTGGCGGATGTTCCTTATTTTTAACAAGTTAGGAGGACTGCGCATGCAGAAACCAACGCCAGTATCTGAGCAGTGGCTTGCTCTTATTGATGATGACGTTGTCCCGATAGGGCAATTTCATGATGCAAACGCGGCGCTTGCTGTGGCCGCAGAGATGGCTGGCCCTGACGGGTCAGTCGATTCCGTATGGCCTCCCGAGGTTGTCGCGGAATTAATCGCATTCTGGTCAGAGCAAGGTGTCCGGATAATTCACTGAGGGGGTTCGCCCCCTTATTTTTAGCAAGTTAGGAGATAGATGCATGAACACTTACACCGTCTGGGTTACAGA